TTCTCTGCACTTACGGCGGCTGATATGCCAACGGGTAGTGTGTTGCAGGTGGTGAGTGTGAGTACTCCTGCACAACAACAATTTACTACTACGGCTTTTGTTAATTTTTCTCAATTAAACTGCTCAATTACCCCAACCAGTACTAGTAGCAAAATTCTGGTTAGTTACAATATCTTTGTTGGTAATGCTAGTGATGATGCCTACAATCAATTTATTGTAAATCGCATTATCGGAGGGGTTGTTACTGCTTTAGGAATTGGTGATGCTATTAGTAATGCTACTAGACTTTCATGGGGTCAAAATGGTCCCTACTCTCATGCTGTATATGAAGTCCATAATTCTTCTTGGCAATATTTAGATACTCCAGCAACGACATCAACAGTAAGTTATCAATTAACAGCACGGGCCCAACAAAACACTGCAAAGACAATGTATTTTAATAGACCAAGTGATGTTAGTGATGGTAATCGAATGGCGACAACGTCATCAGTAACTTTAATGGAGATTGCAGGATGAGTATCGTATATGTAAATCAATTTAAATTAAATTTTAAATAAAAGGAAATAAAAAATGCTACTTTCAGAAGCACTATCTAAATTAGGCATCACAGAATGGGTACTGAATGGTGATCCTAAAACAGAAGCAGAGTTTACCACAACGTTTGGTAAAGTCACTGGCACTGATGCCAATGGTTCTGCAATCATATCAAACAACTCGGCTGATTGGGGATTCACCTGGGCTGAATTAAAAGCCAAGTCTGATGAACTAGAAGCAGCGGCACCACTTCAAGCATTACGTGCTGAACGTGACCGATTGATTGCCGCAACCGATTGGTGGGCGTCATCTGACTTAACGATGACTGTGGAACAATCTGCATATCGCCAAGCATTGCGCGATATTACAGATACATATCAATCACTCGATACAGTCGTTTGGCCTACAAAGCCTTAAGGTGTAATTAAATGAGTAATGCAAGAAATCTGTCAAGAATTATTACTGGTAACTTTGATGTTCCCTTGGGCGCTTTAGATAACGTACCACCGTCTAATGATGCTAGTGCGTTAACTACGGGGACTTTGCCGATTGCTCGTATTGCTGGTGGTGCAATTACTGCTGATAAAATTGGCGCTGGTGTTATTACTTCTGCGGCTGTAAGCGACCAAGCAAATACAAGTACGGGGTCTTTATCATTACCTGCGGGAACAACTGCACAACGCCCCGGCTCACCGGCGGAGGGGATGATCCGCCAAAACACCTCAAACGGCAACCCAGAGTGGTACAACGGTACTTCATGGGTATCTATAGTACCATTTAGTTATGCAGTTGAGTATCTCGTTATTGCTGGTGGCGGTGCAGGTGGTAATAACCATGCGGGTGGTGGCGGTGCAGGGGGTTATCGTTCCTCTGTTTTCGGCGAGTCATCTGGTGGTGGCGTATCTGTTGAAGCGTCTTTAACTCTTGTAACTAACACAGCGTATACAGTTACTGTTGGTGCGGGGGGTGCTGCCGCTGGTGGGGGCACAAGCAATAATACCAATGGTGGTAATAGTGTATTCGGGTCAATAACGTCAGTAGGTGGCGGAGCAGGCGGTAATCGAAACGATTCTGCTGGCACTAGCCCCGGGCAAAACGGTGGCTCAGGCGGCGGTGGCGGCGGTGCGGTGACGTCGTTTTCGCAAAACCATGTTGCGGGTTTGGGAACAGTCGGGCAAGGATATGCAGGTGGTACTGCTACTGACCCAAATGGCGGAGGCGGAGGCGGCGCAGGCGCTGTTGGACAACCCGGTGCTGGTGGTGGTTCTCGTGTTGGTGGTAATGGTGTAACTTCTTCTATTACTGGGTCAGCAGTAACAAGAGCAGGCGGCGGCGGTGGAAGTAGCGGTGGCGATCCTGCTGCGGCTGGCGGTTCAGGTGGTGGCGGTACGTCGGGAACTAGTAGTGGTTCTAATGGTACTGCTGGAGCAGCAAACACCGGCTCTGGAGGCGGCGGTGGCGGTGCGGGTAATACTACTGGTTCTAACGGGGGCTCAGGTGTAGCTATCATCCGTTATGCTGGCTCACAGCGTGGTACTGGCGGCACAGTCACTTCGTCTGGCGGTTACACGATCCACACCTTCACAAGCTCAGGCACATTTACAGCATAAAGGAAAAAATTAAACATGGCACATTTTGCAAAAGTAAATAACGGTATGGTGATACAAGTCATCGTTGCTGAACCTGAATTCTTTGATACATTCGTGGACTCAAGCCCCGGTCAATGGATTCAGACTAGCTACAACACACACGGTGGTGTTCATACTAATGGTGGCACACCACTGCGTAAGAACTATGCTGGTGTTGGATATACTTACGATTCAGTCCGTGATGCTTTCATCCCACCAAAACCATATGTAAGTTGGACTCTAAACGAAGACACTTGCTTATGGGATTGTCCTGCAGCATACCCCGATGATGGTAAGGTTTATGCCTGGGATGAGGATGCACAACAATGGAATGAGGTTGTGGGTGAGTAAAGTAGCAAAGCATATTTATCATAAGCACATCTTGTTAACATAAATAAAAGAATAATATGGCACTCAGTAAAATTATAACTGGATCACTGGCAGACTCGGCAATCACTACAAATAAAATTGCAAATCTTGGGATACATTCTGCTGATATATCAGCTGATGCTATCACTGCTGATAAAATTGGCGCTGGTGCAGTTACTTCTGCAAAGCTGAATGATAATATTGCATTACCAGGCACTGATGCAGTAACAGTACCTAAAGGCACTGAGGCACAACGTGGTGCTGGTGTTGCTGGTAAGTTTCGTTTTAATACTGAAACAAATGGATTTGAAGGTTATAATGGTACTGCTTGGGGTGAAGTTGGAGGTGGTGGTGGAGCGACTGGTGGTGGTGATGATGCCATATTCTACGAGAATGGCAAGACTATAACAACAAGTTATTCAATCACAGCTAATAGTAATGCAATGTCTGCTGGACCAATTACGATTAATAGTGGTGCTTCAGTTACAATCCCAGATGGTTCACGCTGGGTTGTTATTTAAAGGATAGATATGAGTATTGTATTAAATGGAAATGGTTACATCACAGGCGCTGCTGGCTTAGGTAAAGGAGGCAGTGAAACAAACATTGCTTTTTACGAAACTGATAACACAATCACAAGCGATTACACCATTGGCACAAACAAGAACGCTATGAGCGTGGGTGACATAACGGTTGCTACCGGTGTTACGGTTACTGTTCCAACTGGTTCTTTTTGGGTGGTTGTATGAGCGGAAATATTAACTTTAACGGCTGGCTTAACGATGACGGCTCAGAGAACTACAAGTGTAGGGCTTGGGTGAACTTCAACGGCACTGGCGTTGTGGCTATAAGAGCAAGTGGGAATGTGAGTTCTATTACGGATGGAGGTGCTGCTAGGTATCGCATAAACCTATCTAGTGCAATGCCGGATGAAAACTATGTAGTTGCTGGGTCTGTTAACCCTAATGGTTCGTCGGGGTCGTATATGGGGTCTGGTGTAACTACAGTTTTAGGTGCTAATACAGCAAGCCAAGTGCAAATTGAGTTGCGAGACTACACCAACAACTATACAGACACTGACACAGTGATGGTAGCCATCTTCCGCTAGGAGCTAATATGTCAACAATTAAAACAGAAACACTAAGCACCCCTAGCAACTCAACCGTTCCAGTAGACACAGTGGTGAACGGGACAGCAAAGGCTTGGGTGAACTTTAACGGAACAGGTGCAGTGGCTATCCGTAGGGCATTTAATGTAGCGAGTATTACGGATAATGGGACTGGTAATTACACAGTGAACTTTACGACTGCTATGGCAGATGCAGATTACTCAGCAATTTGTAATTCTTCAAGCGGGGGAGTGACAAATACTGACACAATGGTTAATCCTTACGTCTGGAATGTGAATAGTGTGTCTTTGGGAACCAACAATAATGCTGGCACAATTGCTGACAGAATTTATATCAACGTAACCATCTTCAGCTAAAGGGTTTTTATGGGTACAACAATAAGCGGAACAAATGGTGTTACCTTCCCAGATAGCACCTCAATGCAAACAGGTCAACAGGCTTGTAAGGCGTGGGTTAACTTTAATGGCACAGGGACTGTGGCGATTAGGGCAGCCTACAATGTGAGTAGTATTACTGATAACGGAACTGGTGACTATACGGTTAACTTTACTACGGCTATGGTGGATACAGGTTATTGTGTAACTGATGGTGATGTACTAAACCGAAATGTATCAAACGCAAAATTTGATGGAACAGGTATAAGGTCAACAACCCAACTACAGGTGTATGCATATGACGGTGCAGCGTATTCTGATTTTGCAATAATGCAGTTTTCTGTCTTCCGCTAACCAACTAATTTTTTAAGGAGTCTAACATGGACAACAAACGAGTAATTTACCCAACAGACGAAGGCGGTGTTGCTGTCATCGTTCCCGCACCCGGCGCTACACAAGAGCAGGTGCTACAGGCTGTACCAGCAGGTAAGGCTTACAAGATAGTCGATGTGGCTGATGTGCCTAGCGACCGTACATTCCGCAACGCATGGGAATACACAGCTTAAGAGATAAATATGGACTACAAAGAACTGCTTATTAAATACATAAACCATGTTGCAGATAATGAGGGTGTTACTTTCATTAAGGACACATGGAAGGGTGATGGCTTCACTGAAGAACAGTGGGCTGAACTTATCGCGCTTGATGAACAGGCGTGGAAACAAATTAACGGAGAGACAGGATGATTACAGTTAACGTAGACAAAGCAAAGGGCATTGCCCATGAAGTTCGCCGTGCCAAGCGCACTGAAGAGTTTGCACCACTGGATGTAAAGGCTACTATCCCATCTGAGGCTGTAGCGGCTGAAGAGGCACGTGCTGCCATTCGTACCAAGTATGAAGGTGTACAAACGTCTATTGATGCTGCCGCTGATGTGGACGCATTGAAAGCTATCGTCGAGGGGTTGTAATGTCTAAGGTTGTTATTGCTGGGGATGCCAGCGGGACGGGAACGTTCACAATTAGTGCACCTAACGGCAATACCGACCGGACGCTGACGCTTCCTGATGAAGCTGGGACGGTGTTGACGAGTGCGGGTGTACCTGCTAGTGCTATGCCAGCGGGGAGTGTGTTGCAGGTGGTTCAGGGTTATCTGGGAACAACTGCTTCAGCCTCTACTAGCAACGATACAACAGTAGACACTGGACTACAAGCAAGTATTACGCCATCTAGCGCAAGCTCAAAAATATTAGTTCAATACAATGTATTTTTAGGTCAACAAGACTCATACAATATGTTTGTTCGTATTTTAAGAGATTCAACATATATAGGAAATGGAACATCAGAAGGTGGAAGACCAGTTGGGAACGCGGTTGCAAACAACTACCATTCAACTAATGATGGATATTCAGTATCTCCAACTTCAAACGTTTATTTAGACAGCCCAAACACTACATCTAGTATAACTTATAAGATACAAATGGGCTGTTATGGTGGGAATCTTGTTTATATCAATAGATCGCATATTTTTCAAGCCTCGGCAGGAGCATACGACACAATTCCCTTATCCACAATAACACTTATGGAGATTGCGGCATGATTGACAAACCAAAAGCACTTCAATCTCTACGACCCAACGCTCAGTGGGTTCTGCGTGGCGATGTTCTTGAATGGCTGGACACTGAGCAAACGCAACCAACAGAAGCCGAAATCACAGCCGAAGTTGCTCGCCTACAAGCTGAGTACGACAACAAAGAATACCAGCGCCAACGTGCCCAAGCCTACCCATCAATTGCTGACCAGCTAGATTTAATCTACCACGAAGGCGTTGACGCTTGGAAGGCTCAGATTGCCGCAGTGAAACAGGAGTATCCAAAGCCATGACATTTGAACAATGGTTTGCCTCACTAGGCGGTGGCTATGATAGCTACGAAGATTTATTCCGTGAGTGCTGGGCTAACGCTACTGAAAGCGCCGCCAAGGTTGTGGATGAAATGGCAGAGGATCAAGAAAGAGAGTACGAGCCTACGCCAGCAATTCAATGGACTTTAAACAAAGCCGCAGAGATAAGGGCAAACAAATGAGCACATTAGCAACAAACGCCATCACTGACGCTAGCGGTGGCAACACAGCAACCATAAACGGGCAAACGCCTACCGTGTCAAACATGGCTGGGCGCAACCGCCTGATAAATTCAGATATGCGGATTGACCAGAGGAACGCTGGGGCGAGTGTTACAAACGATAGTGCTGATCTTAAGTTTGCTGTCGACAGGACAAACATATATGGTGCGGTTTCATCTAAGTTCACAGCCCAACAAAATGCTGGTTCTGTAACACCACCAGCTGGATTTTCAAACTATCTTGGTTGTACTTCATCCTCCGCTTACACTGTCGGTGCTAACGAAAACTTTTGGGTTCAGCAAAGAATTGAGGGCTACAATGTTGCCGACTTGGATTGGGGAACTGCAAACGCCAAGACTGTAACGCTTTCGTTTTGGGTGCGGTCTAGTCTTACAGGAACATTTGGCGGGTCTTTTCAAAACTCAGCATCAAACAGAAGTTATCCTTTCACATATACCATCAACACGGCAAACACTTGGGAGCAAAAGACAGTTACTGTGGTTGGAGATACCAGCGGCACATGGCTAACAACTAATGGTGTTGGTATAAAAGTAACTTGGGGGCTTGGTATTGGTTCAACATACAGCGGTACTGCTGGCGCATGGGCTGGGGCCAACTACAACGCTCCAACAGGCGCAGTCAGCGTAGTCGGCACAAGCGGAGCAACCTTTTACATCACAGGCGTACAACTCGAAGCGGGAAGCGTAGCGACTCCTTTTGAGCGTAGGCAGTATGGGCAGGAGTTGGCGTTGTGTCAGCGGTATTATGAGTGGGGAGCCGCTTCTGGTTCTGGTTACGCAGCGATTACAGCTATCTTTGACGCTGGCTCTACTTCTAATATTGACTTTAAAGTATCAAAAAGAGTAGTTCCAACGATGACAAATATGACTTTGTCTGGCAACCAATATCCAAATAATCAAAGCAATAGTGTGCCCCGATACGAAGGCGGATATTCGCGTGGTTTTAGATATACGACAGAACATAATACCACGTTTTGGAACGTCACTACTGGCGCTGGCGGGTCTGGAGGCCCAGCAGGACATCAAATAATTTGGAACGCTAACGCGGAGTTATAAAAATGATTTACAAATTAACTAGTGAAAAATATGGCGCTCAGGTTCAACGGCTGTCCGACAACGCCTTTATCCCCTTCGACCCTGCCAACACAGATTACCAAGAATACCTGAAGTGGCTGGACGAGGGTAATACACCAGAACCCGCAGATGAATGACTTATATAAATACTATTAAAATTAATCGGAATCAATTATGAGTTATTTGGGCATACCTCCTTTCGGTAAAACAATTAGAACTATAACTGAAATTATAGCTGATTCAGCACAGTCAAGCTTTTCTATCACCGGTGGTTATGTTACTGGCTATGTTGATGTTTATCTTAATGGTGTTGCACTATCCTCATCCGATTTTACTGCAACTGATAACACAAATGTGGTGCTTCAAGTACCAGCTGCGGCATCTGATGAATTTAAATCTATAGCATATTTTCCAGTATCACTCGTTGATATATACAGAAAAAGTGAAGTACTTGGCCTGGCTGGAACTTCATTTCTTGCCTATGATTCAAATCTACAATCATTTGTAAACACATTTACGTTACCTGTTGCCGACGGCACCACAGGGCAAGTTCTTCAGACTAATAGCTCAGGCATATTATCCTTTGTAGATGTAGCCGCAGATGGCGTAGACTCTGCCGCTATTACTAATCTGATTGATTCTGATTATGTGTTTAATAAATCATCGCTTCGATACGATGTATATGATAGCGTTGGTGCGTATTCATATACGCAGGCTGTTAGTATGCAGTTTTACCCAGTAGCAACAGAAAATGGTGGTACGGTTAAAATCAATCCTAAGTTTAAATACTTAGATTCTGTTGGTACAGAGTTTGAAGCTGATGTTCACTTTACGTCTGATTTCATTGATTCGTACTATATTCAGGCAATGATTGCTGCATCAGCACCAGCACCTGTTACTGCTTTTGGTAGCGTTGATGTTTCTGGTGATATTATACCTACATTAAATGCAACGTATGATTTAGGAAGTACTTCATTACGTTGGAATAACATATACACTAGTGACTTAAATTTAAAGAACGCATTCGGTGATTGGACCATTGTTGAGGGTGATGAAGATTTATTCTTATATAATAACAAAAAAAGTAAAACATATAAATTCGCATTAATAGAAGTTGACCCATCAACAGTACCGCCTAAAAGGGGTTAAGCAATGCCAATAATTGGAACTGTTCAATTCAATGATGGTACTACCCAAAGTACGAAATTTGATAGTACTATGGATACCGGGATACCTATTAGTATAAATTATTATAATACCGCAGGTGCACATACATGGACTAAACCTACTGGATGTACTAATGTATTGGTAAAAATTATCGGTGGTGGTGGTGGTGCCGCAGGTTATTGTGAAAGTGGTGGCGGCGGTGGATATGCAGAGGAAAACATCGACGTATCAGCCGTAAGCACCGTTGCTGTAACCGTAGGCGGTGGTGGTGGTGCTGTGGGATATTATGCCGCAGCTGGTGATGGTGGTACCAGTAGTTTTGGATCTTATTGTAGCGCCACTGGCGGGTATGGTTCAAATAGAAACTATAGTCATACTGGCGGTCATGGTGGCGTTGGTAGTAATGGCGGTATTAACCTATACGGTGGCGATGGTACTGGCCACGCAAACAGCGCAGGACATTACCCCGGCGGTACTGGTGGTGGCACTTATTTAGGTGGCGGTAGTACTGTGAATAGATCTACTACAACTACACAGATGGATATAGGATCACCTGGATGTGGTGGGCCTGGTGGCAGAACGAATGACGGCGGTGCCGGTAATGCAGGTCAACCAGGCGCAGTGATTGTTTATTCTTTTAAGTGAGAAAATTATGGCAATAAATGGAACAGTTCAATTCACTGATGGTACAACCCAAGCTACAAAATTTGATTCAACCGATGATCAGGGAAAAATAATACAAATTAACTCTTATACCACAGCAGGTACTCATACATGGACTAAGCCTAGTGGTTGCACAAAAGCTTTGGTGCAGGTTGTAGGAGCTGGGGGCGGTGGGGCCAGCTATAACGAATCCGGTGGTGCTGGTGGTTATTCAGAAAAACTAGTTGATGTATCAGCAGTAAGTACAGTAACAGTGACAATAGGTGGAGGTGGTGGTGCTGTAGGTTATTATGCCGCAGCTGGTGATGGTGGTACCAGTAGTTTTGGATCTTATTGTAGCGCAACCGGTGGCTATGGTGCAAATAGAAATTCCAATCATACTGGTGGAGTTGGCGGCGCAGGCACGGGTGGCGATATTAATGTACGCGGAGGCTCAGGCACTGGACATGGAAATACAGGTGGCCGAGAAGCGGTTGGCCGTGGTGGTAAAAGTTTTTTTGGTGGAGGCTCCGGCGCATCTCATTCAACTAATACGGGTAATCTTAATCCCGGCAGTCCGGGTGCTGGTGGTGTAGGTGGTGCAATGCAAAATTGGGCTGGTACCAATGGATCCATTGGCGCAGTCATAGTTTATTCATATAAATAAATACAAGATGTCATTAATTACTGGATCAATTACTTTTACTGATGGTACTACTCAAACTACGAAGTTTGACAGTACAAACGATACTGGTAAAGTTAAGTCAATATCATCATATATCACAGCAGGTACTCATACATGGACTAAGCCTAGCGGATGCACCAGTGTATTAGTTAAAGTGGTTGGTGGCGGTGGCGGCGCAGCTGGTTATTGCGAAAGTGGTGGCGGTGGTGGTTACTCGGAAAAAATCATAGATGTATCAGCAGTAAGTACAGTAACAGTGACAGTAGGTGGTGGCGGCGGCGCAGTAGGTTATTATGCCGCAGCTGGTGATGGTAGTACCAGTAGTTTTGGTAGTTATTTATCAGCTAGTGGTGGTTATGGCGCAAATAGAAATTATAGTCATACTGGTGGAGTTCCAGGTCTCGGATCATCAGGTAATGTAAATCTTTACGGGGCTATGGGCACTGGTCATGGAAACAGTATGGGGCATGGTGGATTAGGCCGTGGTGGTGATACATATTTGGGTGGTGGAAGAGGCCCTAATAGAGCCAACAACGGTGGTGTTGTCGGGCCAGGCGCGCCGGGATCAGGAGGTTCTGGTTGGCGCACAAATGAAAGTGGCACAGGTACTCCTGGAAATGCAGGAGCAGTTATTATTTTGGAGTTTTCTTAAACATGAAAAAAGCATTATTGAATAGTTTAGAACCAGGCCGAGTGTGTGATGTTGTTGATCTGGGCAATGAGTTTGAAGCAGCAGCTTCGTTCCGATGGGTTGATTGCCCAGACGACACATTGACATCACATACATATAATGAATCCAGTGGAGAATTTATTGCATTTGATCCACTTACACAACCTGGATTTGCTGACAATGCATACAAGCTTGCCAGAGCCGTAGCCTATACTGGTATTGGTGACCAATTGGACATGTTGTACAAGGAAATTTTAGCAAATGGGACCATATCTGCAACAGGTCCCTGGGCAAGTCATATTACAGCAGTAAAAGCACAGATACCAAAAGATGATCCAGCAGCAGTACTAACTTATATAAGAAATAATCCTCCAGCGTAAATTTACAGTGATAATTATTTTATGAATACATTTCGAAGATTTTCAATAGCACATTATGACAAATTTCATGGTAATTACACACATACCTATTATACAATTTTAAAAAACGCAGATCAGGCATTTAGAGATAATATCCATGATGTCTATTTTGGAAAATATTTTTATTATACTTACAACGGTGAGGATAAACGTTGCGGCAATCCAATGGGTGTTGAAGCCAGTGATGAACAAATAGAATATCTTTTTAAAATACAAAACGAATTAGGCATTGAAATTTCACTTACTGTGAATACAATGGAATTTCCACACGAAGTTGTATTTAATGATGAAATTAGGCAACAATTTGTGGAATGGATTGGTGGATTTTATGATCGTGGCTTGAGAAGCTGTACCATATCATCAACACATATTATGCGTACAGGTGAACTGCAAAATAGATGTCCTGATATGAGATGGAAAAGCACTGTAAATCAAATCTGTGCAGATGCTCAGCAGTTTATTGATTTTGCATATTTGGGATATAATACAATATTATTGGATAGAAGTTTAAATAGAAATATTAAAGAACTTAGACGAATTAAACGAGCACAGGATTATTTAAATGAGAAAAATCCCAGAAAAAAGGTTTTAACCTCATTGCTTGTGGCCGAATCATGTGTCTATAGTTGTCCATTTAAACGCGAGCATGATTCAGTGGGTGAAGTTATTAGCACTGATTATTTTAAAGGCCCGGCCAATCTAACCTGCAACGGTTGGCGAGGTTCAGAGCAATTTATAAAATTGCCTAGGTCTGGAATAAACTTGGTTGCAAGTTCCAGTGATTCATATAACCAATGGCTTGATCTGGTCGATGTATTAAAAGTTTCTGGCCGATTGTCTACTCCAATGTTTGATCACTCGTCAATTGAACACATGAAGGCTGTATGGTTTTATAGTGGAAACCCAAAAACAAAACAGACAATAACTTTTAAGGGTGAAACAATTTATGCTGATAACTTTCAAGATATATTAGATAATAATTTAGAACCAATACATGATTGGATTCCTGGTTGGATTGATACCAGACATACCAAAGATGACTTTAGGTCAACTTATAAAAAGTATTCAGGTATTTGGTCTACCGATGGTGGTAAAAGATTAGAGAAATTGTTAACCAGCTGTAAAAATCAATGTTGGGATTGCCACGAATGTGAACGTACATTTGGTATGGAAGATATAGATTCTGCTTTGCAGCTACGCGTAAAAACATGACACCTATAATCGTTGACAATTTATTGCCAGTTGGTTATGCAGATGATATAGAACGAGACCTAAAACAAACTGGGTTCAATTGGTATTATATCGAGGATGTAACTAACCCAAAGTATGGAAACAATTCTGGGTTTGTGCATCCTGCATATGATTATGGTAAAAGCCCTAGTGAGTGGTTTCCTTATATTAAACCACTAGTGTATTCTATAGAACAATCTCTTGGTAGAAAAATAGAAGAATTATATAGAATACGCGTTGGGTTGTTGTTGCCATCACTAGATGATAAACAGTACAATACCCCACATGTGGATTTTTTGTGGCCACACTGCACCGCTTGCTACTACGTTTCAAACAGCGACGGTGACACAGTAGTATTTAATCAGCATCTATCAGATGCAGGTACTGACATAAATAACGAGTCGCTAAGGCTTTATGCAGAAGATACAAATTTTACAGTAAAAACTAGTGTAGCACCTGTGAAAAATAGGCTGGTGATATTTGATGGTTTTAATTTTCATGCTAGTACAAAACCAAAACAACATGACACAAGACTGGTAATAACAGTAAACTTTAAATGAGCAAACACATTAAAAAAATCCTAATCGTTGGTGGCGGAAGCTCAGGTTGGATGACTGCAGCAGCGCTAATCAAACAGGTGCCTGACATTGAAGTTAGTTTGATTGAATCACCGTCGACTCCTACAATCGGTGTAGGAGAAAGCACTATTGGGCAAATTAACACCTTTTTTACCTACCTAGGTCTTAAAGATGAAGACTGGATGAGTTACTGCAACGCAACTTATAAGACTTCTATTAAGTTTATAAATTTTAGGGAAAACCCAACAGACACACCGCACGTGTTCCACTATCCGTTTGGTCGGTACAATACAGCGAATAAACCAAGGATGATAATGGAATGGTTTATCGCGAAAGCGAAAGACCCATCATTAGACCCATACACTTTTGCTGAATTTTACCACGATTCAATCGCAATGATTGATAGCAACAAGTTAACAAAAAATGAAGATGGCAGCGTTAAGGGGTTTGATTTCTATAATGATACTGCATACCATATGGATGCAACTCTCTTTGGCCAATACCTAAGAGACCGCATATGTAAACCAAATGGATTAACACATATATTAGACGATGTTGTTGATATTAGAAAAAACGACATGGGAGAAATAGATCACCTAACAACTAAAAACGGTGATACTCTTACTGCCGATCTCTTTATAGATTGCACGGGGTTCAAGTCTTTGTTGTTAGAAGAAACAATGCAAGTGCCATTCGTGTCTTTTTCTGACACGTTGCTCAACGACCGAGCTATCGCAACAGTAATTCCTTATGCAGATAAGGAACACGAAATGGAATCAGTTACTAGTTGTACTGCAATTGAGTCAGGTTGGGTTTGGAATATTCCATTGTGGAATAGAATAGGCACTGGATATGTTTACTCATCGCAATTTGCAACAGAGGAAGAAGCAGAAGAACAGTTTCGAAATCATTTAAAATCAGCTAACATGCGTTTACCGCATCAAATTAAAAGAGCCGAAGAAGCTGAAGTTAGACATATAAAAATTAAACATGGTGTACACAAGCGCAGCTGGGAAAAGAACGTAGTTGGCATAGGATTATCAATGGGGTTCATAGAGCCGCTTGAATCTACTGGCCTGATGTTGACACATGAAGGCATCATCAAACTAATACACACCTTAGGAGCTCGTAATGGCACTGTGACGCAGTTTGATATTGATTGCTATAACTTTGCATTCTACGAGCAAATTGTGAATTTTAAAGATTTTATTTCACTGCACTATGCATTGAGCATGCGTGATGACACTCCTTATTGGAAAAAAGTGACGTCAATGACTTACTCAGTTGGTATGAATGAACGCATTGCAAATGCAGTTGGAAACACGTATGCATCTGTAGCTTCAAATATACACAAAGAAAAGTCATTTGCATCAGAAGGTGGAGGCATTCTATACATTACTGCAGGTATGGGGCATAATTGCATTAACCAACCTCATGAAGAGTATTTAAGACTACTGTACCAAGAGCCTGAAGAACTTACATCTAAGGTTTTTAAAGAGTGGCAAGAACACAGAAAGGTGCTTAAAAAACATGTGGATACATTACCTAGCCATTATGAGTTCTTGCGTGACACCATATACAATAAATAAAAATCGTATAAATAGATAATAACCCTTTTGAGAAAAACCAATGCCAGATAGAATTCCACTCGTAATAGCAAACGACAAATTTCAAGAAATGACGGCTAGCGATACGCTTAGGCTTACTAGTGTCAGGGTGACTAATGATCCTGACAATCAGCTTATCATATATGATTCTGACGGAACCAGCCTAAGAGTGATTCAAGGTGTAAAAACAATTCCATAGTTTGTTTTCTATTTATTATAAATAGCATTAAGATTCATATTTTAGCACTATTTAAATTAAAATAGGCAACAGGGACAAATTAGAATGGCATCACCAAACAGTAGAGCTACACTCATTGATTATTGCAAACGCAAGCTTGGTGAGCCAGTGATTGAAGTTAACGTTGATGAAGATCAGGTAGATGATCGCATTGATGAGGCATTAGATTATTATAAAGAATATCACTCAGACGCAACGGTCAAGACTTACTTAAAGCATCTTGTGACAGCTGACGACGTGACAAATAAGTATATTACTTTATCGACTGATATTATTTACATCACGAAGTTGTTTCCAATTACTTCAACGTTTGCGAATAGCCGTAACTTTTTTGATATCAAATATCAAATCATGTTAAATGATGTACACAATCTTGCAGGCTTTGTTGGCGACTTGGCATACTACGAGCAAATGCAACAGTATATGTCATTGTTAGAGACTAAGCTGAATGGTACACCGCAAGTTCAATTCTCAAGAAGACAGAATCGACTTTATATCTTTGGTGATTTTTCTGACGAAGATATTAAAGAAGGCGATTACATTGTTGCTGAGGTTTATGAAACAATAAACCCAGAATCACACACTGCCATTTATAACGATAAGTGGTTAAAGGCGTATTCAACAGCACTTATTAAACAACAATGGGGCCAAAACCTTATTAAGTTTGATGGTATGCAATTGCCAGGCGGTGTAACGTTAAACGGTAGACAAATCTATGACGATGCGTCTGCTGAGTTAGAAAAACTAAAAGAAGATATCCGGCTTGAGAACGAAATGCCGCCTGACTTCTTTGTAGGATAATAATGCGTAATCTATACTTTTCAGATCAAGTAAGATCGGAGCAGAATCTCTATGAAGGTATTATCATAGAGTCGCTTAAGATCTACGGACAAGATGTTTACTATCTGCCACGCACTTTGGTGAATGAGGACAGAATCTTTGGCGACGATGTCCCTTCACAATTCAATTCATCTTATAAGATTGAGATGTACATTGAAAACATCGAAGGCTTTGACGGTGAAGGTGATTTGTTTAGTCGCTTTGGAGTCGAAATCCGGGATGAAGCAACCTTTGTTGTAGCGCGCAAGCGTTGGGCAGCAACTGTTGGCAAATACCAAAATGAGATATCAACTGAACGACCAAACGAAGGCGATTTAATTTATTTGCCTTTGACTAAAAAGTTGTTTCAAATTAACCACGTTGAGCATGAGCAACCATTTTATCAGTTAGGTAATTTGCCTCTCTATAAAATGCGCTGTCAACTCTTTGAATACAACGATGAGAACCTTGACACTGGTGTTAATGATATTGATGCAATTGAACAGGCTAATGCTTACGAATATATACTTAAGTTAAATAGAGCAAGTAATGCACCAATTGCTATAGGCGATACTGCATTACAGACTTTAGATTCAGCTGCCGGCATATTGATGGTTGGTGAAGTATCTCGTTGGTCAGACTCTGATCGTAATTTAGAACTTATACACGTCGGTGCTACTGATGGTAAATACCACGAGTTCGTTACGTCAAGGCCGATTAAGATACGAGGCGACTATAGAATAGATTCTGATTATAGCATTCTAAGTATTAGTGAAAATAACCAAATTTCCAATAATGAACAGAATGATGACTTTAGTGATTTATCGGATTCTTTCTTAGATTTTACAGAAGATAATCCTTTTGGTGACGCGGAGAATAATTAATGTTTGGAACGTATTTTTATCACGAAAAGGTTAGAAAAGCAGTAGCCATTTTTGGGCGTCTGTTCAATAACATATACGTCCTTCGGAAGAACTCTTCTGGTAGCGTCATTAGCCAAGTGAAAGCGCCATTGTCGTATGCGCCAAAATCCAAATACCTGGAGCGCATTAGAGAAAATCCAAGCCTTACGAATAACAGTCAAGTAGCAGTTAAATTGCCACGGATGTCATTTGAGATTACATCTTTTGCATATGATACAACACGACAATTAGCAAAGACCAGTTCATTTAATACACTTGGTTCTGCAGCTACAACAAGACAATCATTCTTTGCACCTGTACCATACACGATTACGTTTCAATTAAATGTGTATGCAAAGTCTCATGATGATGCATTGCAAATTGTTGAACAGATTCTACCGTTTTTTAATCCTCAGTACACATTGACGATTAAACCATTTCCCGATGCTTACCCAGAGTTTAAAGAGGATGTGCCTATTGCGATGCAGTCGGTCTCATTTACAGATGACTATGATGGTGCATTAGAGCAACGAAGAACCATTATATATACTTTAGACTTTGAAATGAAAATTAATTTTCATGGACCCGTTGCAAATTCTTCTGTTATTACCAGCGCCGTTACTAATTTGTTTCAATCTGGTGTTGGCTTGGCAGATTCTGATATTAAATTAGAAACACTTACTACAGTTACAAATCCGCTGGGTGTGTATGGTTCTGCAGATAGTGATTTTGGATTTAATACAACCATTGATTTGTCTTTTGACGACAGCGCCTAAAAAATATGAACGATTCTGATTATATCAAAACGGATTACGAATATTCGCGTGAGACATATTATGACTTAATTGAAAAAGGTAAAAGTTCATTAGAGACGATGATGGAGGTTGCACGTGAATCAGAGCATCCTAGAGCATTCGAAGTACTTGCAACGATGATTAAAAACGTCAGCGATGTGAACGATAGATTAATGGACCTAAATAAAAAGAATAGGGATATTAATCTAAAAGATCAACCCCAAAAACAACAAGCACAAATAGAGAATCAACAGAATAATATATTCTTGGGCTCTACTGCTGAATTACAAAAATTATTACAACAGACTAATAATGCCATAGACGTTACACCAAAAACTTAGGAGATTCTCATGCAGGAAGTTCAAACAGTACTTAACAGAGTAATGCAATTAGAACATTTTTATGTCGAATTTGAGATATCCGAGGACTTTTGTTTTCACGGTAGGTTTCCTTTTAGTCTCATGATTAATGAGCAAGGGTTTGCTACGGCAAGAGTTGCAGCTTTAACACAAGACGAAGCAGAGGTTTTAGTGTTAAATTATTTTATGCAGTCAGGTGAATATTATTTAATGGATGATGACGATGAAGATGATGATGAGGACGAATGGTAACAAGTGAAAATTATCTTGGCAATCCGAATGTCAAGCGTGATGGCATAAATCAGCAATGGACAACTGAGTTAATTCAAGAGTATGCCAAGTGCATGCACGACCCAGCGTACTTTACCGAAAAATACATTAAAGTAATTTCACTCGATAAAGGATTAGTGCCATTTAATCTGTATCAATATCAACGTGATATGTTTGTGGAGTTTAATACAAATAGATTTAATATTGTTTTGGCCTGCCGACAGAGTGGTAAATCCATATCTGCTTGTGCCTATTTGCTCTGGTACGCACTGTTTCACTCAGAGAAAACGATTGTAATTCTTGCCAACAAGGGTGATACTGCACGTGAAATGTTGAGTCGTATTACACTCATGTTGGAGAATATTCCATTCTTTCTCCAACCTGGTTGTAAGGCACTTAACAAGGGTTCGATCGAGTTCTCAAATAATTCAAGGATCTTGGCTCGTGCAACATCCGGTTCTTCAGTCCGAGGCTTATCAGTTAACTTATTGTATTTGGACGAGTTTGCTTTTGTTGAACGCGCAACAGAATTCTACACATCTACCTATCCTGTAATTGCTGCTGGTACACAAACCAAAGTTATTATCACTTCTACAGCTAATGGTATTGGTAACACATTCCAAAAGATCTGGGAAGGTGCTATTCAAGGTGTAAGTGAATTTAAACCATTCCGTGTTGATTGGTGGGACGTTCCAGGTAGAGACGAGCGATGGAAGAAACAAACCGTTGCCAATACAAGTCAATTGCAATTTGACCAGGAATTTGGAAATACTTTTTTCGGGACAGGTGATACTCTAATTAACGCAGAGACATTGATGGAGTTTAGATCTACTGAACCAATTCGACGATTGGAGAATTATTGCCTCAACATTTATAAAGAGACTGTGAAGGGCCATGACTATATCATGACTGTGGATGTAAGTAAGGGAAGAGGACAGGATTATTCTACGTTTAACGTGATCGATATTAGTGTGAGTCCATTTGAACAAGTTGCTGTATATCGCAATAATGTTATGTCTCCCATTCTCTTCCCTAATATTATATATAAGTATGCGAAAATCTACAATGAAGCATACGTGGTAATTGAAGCCAATGATCAAGGCGGTGTTGTCTGCAATGGATTATATCATGATTTAGAATATGAAAATATGCACGTTGAGTCTGCAATCAAGGCAAATGCGCTTGGTGTTGAAATGACACGTAAAGTAAAACGTCTTGGGTGTTCTGCAATTAAGGATGTATTAGAAAATAATAAACTTAAAATTGTAGATGAAAATACAATTTTAGAAATTTCAACGTTCGAAGCTCGTGGTCAGTCATACGAAGCCAGTAATGGTAACCATGACGACTTGATGATGAACTTAGTTATGTTTGGATTCTTTGTTTCAACACAGTATTTTAACGATATGACAAATATTGATCTTAAGAAAATGCTCTTTGACCAGCGAATGCAAGAGATTGATAATGATTTAGTACCCTTTGGGTTTATTGATGACGGCAGCGATCACATTGCGCAAATAGAAACACCACGAGGCGTCGAATGGGCTATTGACTATGACCCAAATCTATAAATTTATAAATAATGGTATATTGAGAAAACAACCGTATTATGAGATCATATCATTAACCTAAAAGGAAAAAAAGATGGCACTTTCAGCACCTACCGAATCTCCTGCGGTTGTAGTTAGAGAAATTGATTTAACAGGCGGCGTACCGAATGTTCAGTCTACTACAGGCGCAATTGTTGGAGTATACAAATGGGGACCAATCGGTCAGCGACAAATTATAGCAAATGAAGCAGAATTAGTAAATACTTTTGCTGCACCAGACGCGACTACTAACGTTTCGTTTTTATCAGCTACTCAATTTTTAAAATATTCAAGCACACTTTATGTTGTCCGTGAATCACTTGGACAAGATAGTGGTGATACAAACTCACTAGCATGGTCAAGCGGATCACCTAACGCGTCTTATAGACGTCAAGTTAGGAACGAAGAATCATTCAGAACTGTTGAAGCTTCGCTAGCAGCGATTGATAGTGATGGCTTTGGGAATGCTGGCAAAATTGAGTTTATTGGTAAATACGCTGGAGCATTAGGCAACAGTTTACAAATTTCAATTCTACCTGCAGACACCACAAATACTAAATTTGACGCGTGGGCATATTCTAGTAGCTTTGATGCAAAACCTGGGACTTCTATCTATGCTCAAAGCAAAGGTTCTTCAGGCGATGAAGTCCACGTTGCTATTATTGACCAGGATGGGGCATTTACCGGCACGAGAGGCACTATTTTAGAGACATTCCCTAATTTGTCTATTTTAAGAGATGCTAAAGACGATGTAGGTTCTACTGTTTATCTCAAAGAAGTAATCAACGCTAGATCTGAATATGTTAAATTCCTAAATTTTTCTGCAGCACTTGATTCTGCTGGTGCAGGCGATTTAACCGCGTTAAACACCTCTTATTTTGTTGATTCTGCCGATAGAGCTCCATCAACAATTTCCATGGTTAATGGTAACGATACACCATTTATTGGTACTGCAGAACTTATTGCAGGTTATGACTTGTTTGCTGATAAAGATCAAGTAGAAGTTGATTTTATCATTGCACCTAGTCGTACGGCACAAGCAGATCACGTTACGATGGTAAATGATTTGGTTGCTAAAGCGGTTGGCCGTAAAGATTGCATAGTTGTTGCATCTCCAGATAGAGCCTCGATTTTAAATACATCGAACGATGCTACAAGAGTTACAAATACTGTTGCTACCACTTCGCAGTTTACTAGATCATCATACTTGGTTGTTGATAACAACATGCTAAAAGTGTATGATAAGTACAATGATGCATATCAATTCATTCCTGCTGCATCAACAGTTGCTGGTATCATGGCTGCTACGGACTTTAACCGGGCCCCTTGGTTCTCACCTGCTGGTTCAAGACGTGGTCAATTGTTAGGCGTTACTGCTTTGGCATATAGCCCAACAAAAGGTCAACGCGATCAGTTGTATAAAGCTGGCGTTAACCCGATTGCAAATATTCCTGGCCAAGGCGTATTGCTCTTTGGTGATAAAACATTCCTCGGCCGTGTGTCTGCCTTTGATAGAATTAACGTAAGACGTTTGTTCTTGGTATTGGAAAGAGCAATTGGTAGAGCAGCGGAACAAGTCTTGTTTGAATTCAACGATGAATTTACTCGTGCCGAATTCGTTAACATTGTTGAGCCAGTGCTTCGTGAAGTACAAGGCAGACGTGGTATCACGGACTTCCGCGTTGTAGCAGACGAAACTAATAATACATCAGCAGTGATTGACAGAAATGAATTCATTGCAAGTATCTTTATTAAGCCTGCACGTTCCATCAACTTTGTCACACTGAACTTTGTGGCCGTTAGAACTGGCGTCGACTTTGATGAAGTCGTTGGCACAGTTTAAGGAGAAATAAAAAATGGCAATTTTAGGCGTAGATGATTTTAAATCAAAACTCAGAGGTGGTGGCGCACGGCCCAACCTCTTTAAGGCAACCATTAACTTTCCGGGTTATGCCAATGGTGATGCTGAACTGACTTCATTCTTATGTGAAGCGGCTCAGTTACCTGGCTCAACCTTCGGAATTATTAATGTTCCTTTCCGTGGTCGTATTTTAAAGATGGCTGGTGACCGTACATTCCCAGAATGGACAGTGACCATCATCAATGATACTGATTTTACTATTCGGAATTCCTTTGAACGTTGGATGAATGGTATCAACTCACATTCGGCAAATACTGGTCTTGCAGCACCAATTGCATACGAGTCTGATTTGTTTGTTGACCAATTGGATAGAGATGGCGAGTCAGTTAAGCGATATAACTTCCGTGGTTCATTTCCCACGGATTTATCACCAATTGAGTTAAGTTATGCATCGGCTGACGAAATCGAAAGATTCCAAGTTACGTTTGCGTATCAGTACTTTGAATCCGATACTACAACTTAAATATATAAGAGGACGGGGCGGTTTAATCACCGCCCCCTTACTCTAAGGATTAATTAAATGGCAGACGAAAAAAGTTTTAAATTATTTGGTTTTGAGATAAAGAAGTCTAAAGGAGATGATCCTGCAAAGACCCCGTCGATTGTTCCTGCCAGAGATGATGATGGCGCTGGTTATGTGACAGCTGGTTCCATGCATTATGGACAATATTTAAATATTGATGGCGATGAGACAAAAGATAACCATCAATTAATTATGCAATACCGTGGTGTAGCTTATCAGCCTGAGGTTGATATGGCGATTGAAGACATTACTGGTGAAGCAATTTCTACATCAGAACTCAAACAAAACGTTGACATTAATTTAGATAACGTTGAAGATGTTTCTGACTCTATTAAAAAACAAATCAAGGCTGAATTTGATATTGTTTACAACATGCTTGAATTTGGTGAGTATGGGCATGATATTTTCCGTCGCTGGTATGTTGACGGCAGACTATACCATCACTTGGTGGTAAATGAATCTAATTTAAAAGCAGGCATTCAGGAAATTAGACCTATTGACGCTTCAAAGATTCGTAAAGTAAAACAGATTAAAAAGAAAAAAGACCCAGCGACTGGAGTCGAACTTATTGAAAATGTTGATGAGTACTATATTTACCAAGAGAAACCAGGCGCAAGAACTGGTGGTGTAAAACTTACTGATGATTCGGTAAGCTATGTTACATCTGGGCTCTTGTCTGAGGATCGTAAAAAGATTGTTTCTTATTTGCACAAAGCATTGAAACCAATCAACCAGTTGAGAATGATGGAAGACTCTTTAGTCATTTATCGTTTGGCCCGAGCACCAGAACGGCGCATTTTCTATATTGATGTAGGTAACTTACCCAAAGGTAAGGCCGAAGAATATATGAAGAATATTATGTCACGCTATCGTAACAAGCTTGTGTATGATGCACAAACAGGTGAGATCCGTGATGATCGTAAGCATATGTCTATGCTTGAAGATTTTTGGTTGCCTCGCCGTGAAGGCGGTCGTGGTACTGAGATTACTACATTACCAGGTGGTGAAAACCTAGGACAGATTGATGATATCTTATATTTTCAAAAGAAACTATATCGTTCATTGAATGTTCCCATTAGTAGATTAGAGCAAGAAAATAACTTTAGTCTAGGTAGATCAACTGAAATTAGTAGGGACGAATTAAAGTTCCAGAAGTTTATTGATAAATTACGTCGTAGGTTTTCGCATTTGTTCTTGGGTATTCTCAAGAAACAACTTATCCTTAAAGGTCTTATTACTGAAGAAGATTGGGATGATTGGAAACAGGACATCATTATTGACTACGTCCGTGATAATCATTTTACTGAATTACGTGATGCAGAGATGTTGCGTGAAAAGATTACAATGTTAGATCAGATGCAGAATTACGTCGGAGAGTTCTTCTCTAAGGAATTCATCTATAAGAAAGTCTTATTGATGAGTGATGATGAAGTAGAGGATATTAAGAAACAAATCGACGACGAAAAGAAATCAGGTGATATTGCACCAGATGATGAAACGAGTGATGGTGATAACACACCTGCTCAATAATATAAGCTTTAGGAGAATAAAATGAGTGAAGAGATTAAAGATCTAATTAGACATGCTTTGGACCAAGATTATAATAAGGCAAGTCAAGTATTTGGTGAAATTATGACCATTAAAACTACCGACTTGTTGAATCAAGAAGAAATTAAAGTCGCTAATAGCATCTATAATGGTGTTGAAGACAGCGAAGAAGACGACGAGGACGTTGAAATTGATGACGCTGATTTAGATGACATCGAAGACATTGAAGATACTGACGTCGAAGAAGACAATGAACCAATTGCTGACGACGATGATGATGAAGAAGAATCAGAAAATTAATTGCCCAAATCTATTTTTATATAAATAATTATGAAAAAGTTTAAAGACGTTCGCACTAAAAAAGAAAAACCAGTTTATTCAAAACAGGTAAATGGGTTTAGTGTAGAGGTTAGAAAAAACTCTGGCCGATTTGAAGCCTATGTAGATAGCGATTTACTTGATAGCTTTAAAAGCCAGAATGATGCAGTGAAAGCAGCATCAGAATTTATAAAACAGTACAGGGATTAAGATGAAACTTATTGCAGAATTTCACGACCAAGATTTAAGTGTTCTCACCGAAGCCAAAAAAGACGGCGGTAAGAAGTACTACATCGAAGGCGTGTTTGCTCAAGCAGAGCAAAAGAATCGCAATGGTAGAGTCTATCCAAAACCAATTATGGAATCTGCTGTCGGTAAATATGTTACTGAGCAGGTTGCAAAAGGTCGATCCGTTGGTGAGTTAAATCACCCTGAGGGTCCAACGGTCAACCTTGATAAAGTTTCGCATCTCATTACCAGCCTCCAGTGGGAAGGTAATGATATTGTCGGAAAAGCCGCTATTTTGGATACACCTATGGGTAAGATCGTACAAGGTCTGCTTGAAGGTGGCGTTCAACTTGGGGTTTCAACTCGTGGTATGGGAAGTCTAGAGCGTAATAATGGCGCGATGGTTGTAAAACCAGATTTTATTCTTAATGCAATTGATATTGTACAAGATCCATCTGCACCTGGAGCATTCGTTAATGGGATAATGGAAGGTGTTGATTGGGTTTGGAATAATGGTATTATTGAAGCTAGGACTATTGAGAAGATGGAGACCGAAATTAAGAAAGCATCAAGAACTGATCTCTATGAGACACAGACACGTGAGTTCAAGAATTTCCTCTCGTTACTCAAATCAAAAAAATAGGAGTCATAATGACTAAAGACCAGAAAATGGATCAAGTCGAACTCCACGATGAAGAGAACGATATCGTGGAAGCCGCTACTCATGATCCTAAAAATGCTGAGGCACAATCTGTGGATTCAGTGGATAAGGCAGGTGATGCTACCGGTACCGCTAAAAAGCGGAAGGGTGACAGCACTAAGCAAGATCCTATGCCTAAAACAAAGGCTGGCATGATCAATGCTGCTTATGTTAAAATGCACGGCATGAAGAAGGAAGATCTTGCAATGATGATGTCAAAGTTGATGTCTGAAGAAATCGATGCTGAAGATGAAGAAGTTGTAGCTGAAAATGCTACCTTTGAATACGAAGCAGATTTTTCATCTGACTTGAATGCTTTGGTTCAATCAGAAGCTACTCTATCTGAAGAATTCAAGGAAAAAGCTGAAGTTATTTTTGAAGCTGCGATTAAATCTAAGCTATCAGAAGAAATTGACCGCCTCGAAGCTCGGTACAATGAAGAATTGTCTGAGGAAATCAGTTCAACGAAAGAAGAATTGGTCGAGAAAGTTGACAGCTACCTCAACTACGTAGTTGAAAAGTGGATGGACGACAACCGCGTCGCTATTCAATCCGGCCTCCGTGCTGAAATCGCTGAAAAGTTCATGACTGGATTGAAAGATCTATTCGTTGAATCTTACATCGAAATCCCAGAAGGTAAGGTTGATATGGTTGACGAGTTGGCCGAATCAGTTGAAGAGCTTGAGTCTAAACTCAATCAAACAACTGCTGATGCTATCGCCATGGCCGAAGAGCTTGAAGTTTATAAGCGTGATGCTATCATCCGCGAATCTGCTCAAGACCTCGCCGCAACCCAAGTTGAAAAACTCAAGTCCTTGGTTGAAGATATTGATTTTGAAGACGCTGATACTTTTGCTAAGAAAGTTCAAACCGTCAAGGAATCATACTTTACCAAGAAAGTTACTGAAAATACCCAAGAAATCACTGAAGACGAAGATGGTGATATTGCCGTTGTAGCTTCTGGTTCTATGGCTCAGTACTTAAACGCTCTCAAGAAAACCGCAAAATAAGGAATATCCAAAATGCAACAATCATACGACAAACTTGTAGAAAAGTGGTCACCGGTTCTGAACGAAGAATCTGCTGGCGCTATTAAAGATTCACACCGCCGTGCCGTTACGGCACAAATCTTGGAAAACCAAGAACGTGCATTCGCTGAGCAACACGCTCAAGCCGGCATGTTGATGGAAACACCAACAAACGCTACTACTGCCGCAGCTAATTGGGATCCCGTCCTTATTGCTTTGGTTCGTCGCGCAATGCCTAACTTGATGGCTTATGACATCGCTGGTGTTCAGCCAATGACTGGTCCTACCGGTTTGATCTTCGCAATGAAGAGCCAATACAAAACCACCAAAGCTGGTGTTTCTGTTAACCAAGAAGCTCTGTTCAACGAAGCTGCTGTTGGTTTCTCTGGTGACTCTTCTACTGCCTCACAAGGTGGTACCTCAGGTCTCGAGGGTGTTACAGACACTAACGGTGATAGCTCAATTGTTGACTCAGGTTCATCTTATGTTCCTGGTATCGGTGATGCGTACACAACGGCTGAAGCTGAAAACCTCGGCGCTGCTACTGAGGCATTTGCTGAAATGGGTTTCACCATTGAAAAGGCTACCGTTACTGCTAAGTCACGTGCTTTGAAGGCTGAATACAGCTTGGAATTGGCTCAAGACTTGAAGGCAATTCATGGCTTGGATGCTGAAACGGAATTGGCTAACATTCTCTCCACAGAGATCTTGGCTGAAATCAACCGTGAAGTTATCCGTACCATGAACTCACAAGCTAAGATTGGCGCACGCCAAGACGGTTTGCAAGTTAAGGGTATTTTCAACTTGACCACCGATGCCGATGGCCGTTGGTCTGTTGAGAAGTTCAAGGGTCTGATCCTTCAAATCGAACGCGAAGCTAACGCTATTGCTAAAGAAACTCGTCGCGGTAAGGGCAACTTCATTGTTTGCTCTTCTGACGTCGCTTCTGCTTTGGCCGCTTCAGGTATGTTGGACTACACACCTGCTATGTCTACCAACTTGAATGTTGATGACACTGGTTCTACTTTCGCTGGTGTATTGAACGGTCGCACTAAGGTTTATATCGATCCTTATGCAACTGCTGATTACGTTACCGTTGGTTACAAGGGTACTAACCCATACGACGCCGGTATGTTCTACTGCCCATACGTTCCATTGACCATGGTTCGTGCGGTTGGTGAGGATACGTTCCAGCCTAAAATTGGCTTCAAGACTCGCTACGGTATGGCTTCAAACCCATTCGTTGGCGCTGCTCCTGCTGATGGTTTGGCTGCTGCTCGTACCAACCAATACTACAGAATCTTCCGCGTTGATAACATCCTCGCTTAATTCTTGGTATAATAAGAGCCCAGTCCACTGGGCCTTTAAAGGGAATCTCGCAAGGGGTTCCCTTTTTTTGTGCACTATAATTAATATAAATAGAAGTATATAGGAAAACATATGGCAACACTAACTAATAACATTAATTACCTGCAACCTACTTCGTTCAAGATCAGTCTTGATCGGAAGAACTATCCTAACCTGGAATTCTTTTGTCAGAGTATTACGCATCCAGGCATGCTGTTAAACTCTGTTGAGGTACCATTTAGAAAAATTGCGGGCATTCCATTTGCTGGTGATAAAATAACATTTAATGAACTTACTGCAAATATTATTCTAGATGAAGATATGTCTTCTTATGAAGAGATGTATAAATGGATTCGTAGATTGTTGGATACCCCGCCAACATCAGCATTGAATAGATCGGCTAATAACCCACCAACGTATGCTGATATAACATTACATATGTTATCAAGCGCAAATAATGTTACAAAGCAAATTCGTTATTTGGATTGTGTACCCACATCATTAGGTGACATTCAATTAGAATCAACTGCAAGCGGTAGTGAGTTTATTTCTTTTGCTGCTTCATTCAGATTCTCATACTTTGAATTAATGAATATAAATAAAACGACAGGTGCAATTACTGAATCATTTACAGTATCAACTACATTATAATTGAAATGGAACTATATTATGTTAGAATTACAAGATATTCTAAACGAGTGGTCAACTGACTGCGAAATCAATGATATGCGTTTAGATGAGGCTTCACGAGTCTCACCTAAGCTACACGCAAAATATCTCACGCTCTCCTCTAATTACAAGTTAATGCTTAAGCGTTCAGAGTTTAAGCAAAAAGAACTGCTTAAAGATAAGTGGTTATACTACAACGGTAAGCTATCGCCAGAGGAAATCAAAGAAAAGAATTGGGAACCAGATCCATTTAATGGCTTGAAAGTCTTAAAGGGCGAGATGGATTATTACTATGATTCGGATCCAGATATTCAACGGTCGGAAGAGAAAATCCAGTACTATAAGACCGTTATAGATACTTTACATGAGATCATAGAAAACATTAAGTGGCGACACCAAACAGTGAAGAATATAATTGAATGGAAAAAATTTCAATCTGGAAGTTAAATCATGCTACCATGGGGTTACAGTGTGATCAGGGAATCGGCCAAGAGTTAAATGAGCACTTCTCATTCTTTGTTCCTGGTTATAAATTTATGCCAGCGTTTAAGAATAAAGTATGGGATGGTAAAATTCGTCTCTATAATGCTCGGACTGGCACATTACCTGGCGGGTTGTTTTATCACTTACTTAAATTTTGTGAGCAGCGTGAATACGAATTAGATCAACACGCAAGTGATTACGGTCCTCCGGAGTCAAGCAACAAAGTATCGCCGGTCGATATTATGAGTTTTGTTCAAAACCTTAATCTACCGTTTCCAGTCAGAGATTATCAGTTTGATGCAGTATGTAATGCTATTCATAAAAAGAAAGGCGTATTAGTATCGCCCACGGGCTCTGGTAAATCGTTAATCATCTATACATTGCTTCGTTGGTTTATAGCTAACTCAGACAAAAGGGTTTTGGTCATTGTGCCAACAACTTCATTAGTAGAGCAAATGTACGGTGACTTCAACGATTATGCAACTAATGATCTATTTGATTCAAAGAATGAAGTGCACCGAATTTACTCCGGTAAAGATAAGAACTCAGACGCAAAGGTGTACGTATCAACCTGGCAATCGATTTATAAATTTCCATTAGATTGGTTTTCGCAATTTGGTGCTGTCTTTGGTGATGAGTGCCATGGGTTTAAATCTAAATCGCTTACCACAATTATGGAAAAGTGCACTGAAGCTGAATACCGATTTGGTACAACAGGCACGCTTGATGGTTCACTGACACACGAATTGGTATTACAAGGTCTTTTTGGAAGAGTGTTTAAGGTTACCACGACTCGCGAGTTGCAAGATAACGACACCCTTGCTAAATTGGCAATCACGCGACTTGTGTTAAATTATAGCAACACTACTCGAGAAGCATGTAACGGTTTGACATATCAAGATGAAATTGATTTTATAGTTACTAATGAGAAAAGAAATAATCTTATTAGAAACCTAGTAGTAGATCAAACCGGTAACACGCTGGTGCTGTTTCAGTATGTAGAGAAACACGGTAAGGTATTATATGATATAATAAGAGCCAAGGCACATGAAGATAGAAAAGTTTTTTTTGTCTCTGGTCAAACAGAAACTGCTGATAGAGAAGCAATCCGTAAGATCACCGAAAAACAAAGTGATGCAATTATTGTTGCATCGATGGGAACCTTTTCTACCGGCATAAATATTAGAAACCTACACAATATTGTATTTGCATCTCCATCGAAATCACAGATACGAGTGTTACAGAGTATTGGTAGGGGTTTAAGAAAAAGCGATGATGGCAGGGTTACAAAACTCTTTGATATCACGGATGATTTATCCTATCATACTAAAAAGAACTTTTGTTTGTTACATGCCTTTGAAAGACTTAAGATGTACAAAGCAGAAGAGTTTGATTATAAAACTTATGAAATAAGTATTGATTAAAATTAATAAACAACGTCAGGATAAAATAATATGGAAGTAAAACAGTTTAAGCTAAGCAACAATGATGAAATTATTTGTTCTATTGTTTCCCATGACGCTCAAGGATATTTCATCACAGTAGATACCTTTAAAATTATAAATATAGAAGACGATAAACGTGGTTTAAAGTACTACTATTTTAAACCTTTTATGGTATTCCAAGAACAGTCAGAACAAAAAATTAATAGTTCTCATATTATCGCAGAAGGCATTCCAACGGATGAAATGCTTGAACACTATGCAGAGGCAATTAAAGATGCATCATTGGCTATAGAAAATAGAATGACTGTGACAGAGGATGAGCTAGAATCGATGGAAAGTGAAGAATTGAATATTGCTGCTACTGGTACTAAGATTCATTAATAGGGTACTCCTTTCCCCTCCGGCGTTCATACTAGGATTATATCACGTTTTTGGATTCTAGTACACAACTATTTTCTTTTCTCAATAAAGCAAATAATACACACTTTTTAGCCATATCATGTTATAATATACAATTGAAAGGAGTGATGGATGACTAAAACAGAAAAGCCACACTATGTAAAAAACAGCGAATTTTCTCTTGCTGTAGTTGAATACGTTACTGCAGCTAATAAAGCTCGCGCAGAAAATGTACAAGCGCCCATTGTCACTAACTATATCGCCGAATGCTTTTTGCGCATCGCCGAAGGCCTGTCTCACAAGTCAAATTTTATTCGGTACACGTACCGTGAAGAAATGGTAATGGATGCTGTCGAAAATTGTTTAAAAGCAATTCATAACTATAACTTAGAAGCCGCCACCAGGACAGGTAAACCAAATGCATTTGCGTATTTTACACAAATCACTTGGTACGCCTTTTTACGTCGAATTGCTAAGGAGAAAAAGCAGCAAGATGTGAAGATGGCTTATTTAAGTAAAGTTGATCTAAGCGAATTGTTTGGCACCGAAGATCTTGAAATCGGTGAACAAATCGTTGAATCTCTTCGTCAGAGAATTGAGCGCGTAAAAACGGCTGATGACCATTTTAAAGAAGTAATTAAAGAAGATAAAAAAACACGCAAATCTCGCTCCCTTGATTCTGACTTAAGTGACTTTTTAGAATGAAAATTGCCTTCTTAAATGACACGCATTGCGGAATACGCAACTCTTCTGATATCTTTCTTAAGAACCATGAAGACTTCTATGATAATGTGTTCTTTCCGTATTTGTTAGAAAATAACATTACGCAGATTATTCACTTAGGTGACTACTATGACCATCGTAAGTTTATTAACTTTAAAGCGATGCATCATAACCGTAGACACTTTCTTGAGCCATTGCGTAAACACGGTATTAAGATGGATATCATCCCTGGTAACCATGATACCTATTATAAAAATACCAACGATCTAAACTCATTGAAAGAGCTCTTTGGCCATTTTATGAATGAGATTCATATCGTAATGGAACCAACAGTGCTTGAATATGATAAGTTAAAAATCGGGCTGCTGCCATGGATTTGTGCAGATAACTATGACAAGTCAATGGAATTTATTCGTAACTGCGAGGCTGATATCCTTGGTGCTCACTTAGAGTTAAATGGCTTTGATCTAATGCGCGGTGTAAAAGCTACAGACGGCATGGATGCATCTTTGTTTAAAAAGTTTGAAATGGTTCTATCAGGCCATTACCATACAAAGTCACAGAAGGATAATATCCATTATCTAGGCTCACAGCTAGAATATTTCTGGTCTGATGCTGGTGACCCAAAGTATTTCCATGTGTTAGACACTGATACTCGTGAGTTAACCGCTGTAAAAAATCCTACTACATTATTTGAAAAAGTAGTGTACGACGATAGCAAAATAGATTATAATACCTATGACGTGACAAAATTTGATAATAAGTTTGTCAAGATTATTGTTAACAATAAGACCGACGCATTTATTTTTGATAGGTTTGTGGATAGAATTCAAGGACGACAAATCCATGAGTTAAAAATTGCTGAAACATTTAATGAGTTTATCGGTGAAAATGTAAATGATGAAAATATCTCTTTCGAAGATACCGACGAACTCCTTAGCAGTTATGTTGAGGCAGTAGATACAGACTTAGATAAAGGCCGTATTAAAATGCAAATCAGCGAACTTATGGCTGAAGCGCAAACACTAGAAATTGCATGACCATTAGATTTACACATATAAAATGGAAGAATTTTCTATCAACTGGGAATTCTTTTACTGAAATTGATTTAACGCGTAATAAATCTACATTAGTAGTTGGGCAGAATGGTGCTGGCAAATCAACAATGTTGGATGCTATCTCCTTCGGTCTCTTTGGTAAGCCACATCGGAACATTAACAAACCACAACTGGTTAATTCAGTAAATGGTAAGAATTGTGTCGTTGAGGTTGAGTTTACAATAGGCAGTAATAGCTTTAAAATTGTTAGGGGTATCTCTCCCGGTGTGTTTGAGATTTGGAAGAACGACCAAATGCTCAATCAATCATCGCACTCTAAGGAATATCAGAAGATCCTAGAACAAAACATCCTTAAACTGAACCATAAATCGTTCCATCAAGTTGTGGTTCTAGGGTCTTCGTCTTTTATTCCATTCATGCAACTCCAGGCAGGACACAGACGTGATGTGATTGAAGACTTGTTAGGTATTAACATATTTTCAAAGATGAATATTTTGTTGCGTGAGCAGACAAATACTTTAAAAGAAAATATTAGACAGACTAATTACGGGATTGATATTACAAAGACGCGGATTGAAGCCCAAGAAAAATACATTAAAGATGTACAGATACTTACGAATTCAAACATCGAAGCAAAACAATCTAAAATTCTATCGAATCAATCTTTAATTCAAGATCTTGTTGACCAGAATGCAACATTGGCAGAATCAGTTGAAAATGATTTAACAGGAGCTCAGGCTAAAGCAGATAGCCTTACCGATAAGCAAAAGACTTTATTGGAATACCAAGCTCAGTTTAAACAGCAAGTAGCAGCAGTAGCTAAAGATGCAAAATTTTATGAGGTTAATGACACGTGCCCGACATGCTCGCAAGATATTGGTGCAGATCTAAGATCTGAAAAGCTAGAAGGTGCTAAGGCAAAAGCCAAAGAACTTAAGTCAGCCATGGACCTTGCCAATAAAGAATCAGCCAACATTGCAACTGCTTTAGAGTATGCGACTACAACGCTTTCTGAAATACAACAGTGGCAGCGTGATATGCTTGTGAATAATAAAGAAATTGCCAGGTTGCAAAATGAAATACGGGCTCTTGACGGCGAAATAAGCAGTTCAGATGTGGCAGACTTAAAAACTGCTAAAGAAGAACTTAGCAAGTACTGTAACGAAAAGAACGGCTATACGGAACATAAGTTAAGTCTCAATGAAGATTTATCTTATAATAATGTACTAGCTGAGATGCTAAAAGACACTGGCATTAAAACAAAAATTATTAAACAGTATTTGCCTGTTATCAATAAGCTTGTAAACCAGTACTTACAAATCCTTGATTTCTTTGTACACTTTGATCTTGATGAATCATTTCAAGAAACTATTCGTTCACGCCACCGTGATGAATTTAGTTATGAATCGTTTTCTGAAGGTGAGAAACAGCGGATTGACCTTTCACTATTATTCACTTGGCGCCAGGTTGCTAAGATGAAAAATTCTATTGCAACTAACCTACTTATTCTAGATGAAACATTTGACTCGAGCCTTGATATTGACGGGGTGGAAAATCTACTTAAAATTTTATATACTCTCCCTGACGATTCGAATATTTTTGTCATCTCTCACAAGGGGGAGATTCTAGACGGCAAGTTTGAAAACAAGATTGAATTTTATAAAGATAAGAACTTCAGTAAAATAAAAGGTTTACAAGAAGTCGAAACCGTGGTATAATACACCATACACATTTTTTATGAGGAACCTATTATGGAACTAAGCGACAGTACTCTTACGATTCTCAAGAACTTCTCTGGTATTAACCAGAATATAATGGTTCGAGAAGGCAACACACTTAAGACAATGTCTGAGGCACGTAACATCATGGCATCAGCAGATGTCACGGAATCTTTTCCACAAGCATTTGGTGTCTATGACCTGAATGAATTCATCAGCGTCCTTGACCTGGTTGATAAGCCACAACTCAACTTTAATGAAGGTTATGTTGTAGTCGGCGATACCGCTGGTAGATCTAAAGTTAAATACTTCTTCTCGCCTGAGGAAACCCTTACATCACCAAGTAAGGATATTAAAATGCCAGCGGCTGAAGTAACATTTGAACTTACTACTGACACACTTACAAAGCTAAAGCGAGCAGCATCGGCATTGGGGCACAGCGATGTTTCAATTACCGGTAAGAATGGTGTATTAAACTTTGCAGTAGTTGATAATGCTAATTCAACATCGAATACATATTCAATTGATGTTGATGGTACCTTTGACGCTGAAAAATCTTTTAACTTTATTATGGGTATCAGCAATCTTAAAATCGTGCCTGGCGATTATGATGTTTCGATCTCTTCTAAACTTATTTCGCACTTTCAACACAAAAAACTTAATGTGCAGTACTGGATTGCACTAGAAAAATCATCTACATTTGGAGCTTAACATGACAGAAAAAACAACTCAAGAACAAATCAACGAAATTTCAAACCGTATCGGCCGTAGTACAGTTGCTGTGGTTGATGCTATCACTTCACGCGGTGGATTTAAAGGTGAAGAGCTATCGACTATCGGTCAACTGCGGGATCAATGCGTTCAGGTTATTCAACTGGTTGAACAACTTCAGCAAGACAAGGCCATGAATAGTTAATGTGTCAGATAATTGATCGAGTTAGTGTGAATAAATTTATTAAAGTATGGAGTAACTTGTCAAATGTCTAATGAATTTCTATGGTGCGAAAAGTATCGGCCTAAAAAAATTAATGATACTATTCTGCCGCAACAGCTAAAGGACACCTTCAATGCAATTGTCGCTAAAGGGGATTTACCTAATATGCTTTTTACTGGCACTGCTGGGCTGGGTAAAACCACTGTTGCTCGTGCTTTGTGCCAGTCTCTTGACCTTGATTTTATTGTTATTAATGGCTCTGAAGATGGAAACATAGATACCTTACGAGGTAAAATCAAGCAGTTTGCATCCACTATTTCTCTGCAAGGTGGATACAAGGTTGTAATTCTTGATGAGGCTGATTACTTGAATCCTCAATCTACTCAACCAGCACTTCGCGGGTTCATTGAAGAGTTCAGCCAGAATTGTAGGTTTATTCTTACTTGTAATTTTAAAAACCGAATCATTGAGCCTTTGCATTCTCGCTGCGGTGTTTATGAATTTAATACAACTAAGAAAGACCTAGCACAACTTGCGGCTCAGTTTATGAAACGCATGAAGTTTATCCTTGAGGAAGAAGGCGTAAGCTATGAAGAAATGGCAGTTGCAGACTTAATCATGAAGTTTGCTCCAGACTGGCGTCGTGTTATTAATGAGTGCCAACGGTATTCGTTGTCTGGTTTTATTGATTCTGGTGTCACTAAAAACTTAACTAATGATAACTATGATACTTTGTTAAAGCTTATAAAGGATAAGGACTTTAAAAAAATGCGTTCGTGGGTTGCCAATAATATTGACACCGATGCTTCTGTTATTTTTAGAGCCATTTACGACAGAGCTACTGCCCGCGTGAAACCGGAATCATTGCCCCAGTTAATTTTAATTCTGGCCGACTATCAATATAAAAATTCCTTTGTAGCTGACCATGAACTAAACGTAGTTGCGTGTATGACAGAAATCATGGCCAACGTTGAGTTTATCTAGCGTGCCAAAACGTTTTATATTATAGATATATCATGACTGAAAAACAACCTAAATACTATTACGTACAGTTACCTGACGTAATAGCAAAAAAACAATTCTCTAACCATACTAGATTGCTTGCAGCTAATCTAATGGATAATCCGTATATGAGTGTTGGTAACTATCTTACCAACCTATCAGATGTTGATTTGGATTATATGTCAGGACTTACTGAAGTAGTAGACACTGATCCAAAATTGCAAGAGCTGATTATTATAACTCTTATGCTATTGCAAGCAGAAGGCACTATTGTGACGTGTGAAGATGATGTGATTGACCACTTGTCATCATTTAAAATGATGATTGCTGGCGCAGCGTTAGGACGAAAAGGATATATAAAGGTTAACTATGAAAATTTATCATTTAATGATGACATGTCAGATTTGATAGTATTTGAAAAACTTAATGAGGAAGATTAAAATGTTTAAACAACTAAAAGCACTATGGAACTCACTTTTCGGTAAAGACACTGAGACCGATTACAGTAAGGAAGCACCATATAAACTTGAGCCAACCGGTGAGGTTGTGGCAGAAACCCCTGCTGAGGAACCGGTTATAGTTCAACCGCCTCCACTTCCAACAGACCCAGTTAGTTATTGGCCCTTTCCCAGCGCACCACCACACGAAGCTAATAAGCCTATTAAGGAAAGAAAGAAACGTAACCCACCAAAGGTTGCCGCTGTTACCACACCAAAGGTCCCAGCTGAATCTGTAAAGAAAACACCCAAGGAAATTGCGGCAGAACGACGTAAAGCCGCGGCAGCCGCTGATCGTAATAGAGCTAAAGGTAAGAAAACAAAATAAAAACTATATTATGAAAATTGGTCTTACTGCATCTACATTTGACTTACTTCACGCCGGTCATATTGCTATGCTGAGAGAAGCTAAATCTACTTGTGATTACTTAATATGTGCATTGCAGGTAGATCCTAGCTTGGATCGTACAGAGAAAAATGCTCCGGTTCAAAGCATTGTTGAGCGCCAAGTCCAACTTGATGCTGTTAAATATGTAGACGAAGTAGTAGTATATTGTACAGAATCAGATTTACTTGATATAATAAACATGTATCCTATTAATGTACGGATACTTGGAGAAGAATACCGCCAAAAAGATTTCACGGGTAAAGATGAATGTCGTAACCGTGGCATCGAACTATATTTTAATAAACGTGACCACCGATTTTCATCTAGTGACTTGCGCAAACGCGTCGCTACCAAAGAATTGGAAAATAAATTATGAATCCATTTGAGTTTGTAAATGCTATTAACTATAGCAAAGAAAACCTAATAACAGATAATATAACTGAGAAAGCTTATAATGGTTATATGATCAATAGGTCATTATCTTACTTTCCAGACACCGTCCTTGCTGCTAATGAAATGAATGTCAATCACCAGCTTGACAAAAAAATGCAATTTGATTTTTTGATAAATATCATTAGAAAACGAAAGCGCTTTTCAAAATGGGAAAAGAAAAAAGCTGACGGTGATGTGGATGTTATCAAAGAGTATTATGGTTATAACGATTTAAAAGCTCGTCAAGTACTTAGCCTTCTATCACCTGAACAATTAGAACAACTATATAAAAAGGTGAACAAAGGTGGAAGAAAGTAATTTGATTGAATGGACACCCAACTCAATGTTGGAGGTTGCCTTGAATGAGCCAGATGATTTTTTAAAGATCCGGGAAACCCTAACTCGTATAGGCGTAGCATCTCGTAAAGACAAGAAATTGTATCAGTCTTGTCACATCTTACACAAACAAGGACGATATTTTATTGTACACTTTAAAGAGTTGTTTTTGCTTGACGGTAAAAAATCAAATCTTGAAGAAAACGATATTGCTAGGCGTAATACGGTAGCAGTATTAATGAGCGATTGGGGCCTTCTTAGCATTGATAACGTGGCTAATGCGCACCCTACGGCGCCAATGCGCCAGATTAAGATTATTCCTTATAAAGAAAAAAATGATTGGGAACTTTGCCCGAAATATAATATCGGTAATAAGATGCCATAATGATCCCACCTTAGGGCCGTTGTAATGCAAACGGTAAAAAAGCATTCGAACAATTGGACTGGCACTCGTTAGTTGTCCCTGTATAAAGTAAGCAGGATATAAATAGAATTGGATGCCGAATACTCGGGTCCATAACTACAACCTTGCTTTTATTAGGAGGTCATAATCATGACACATTTTAAGTTGCCGCGCTCAGCGTTTATTGGCTTTGATAACATCTTTGATGAGTTGGATAAATTATCCAATCAATCAACGGGTGATAATTATCCGCCACATAATATCCTTAAACTTACCGATAACAAATATGCAATTGAACTTGCTGTTGTAGGGTTCAAAGAGAGCGATCTCGAGCTCAATCAACAGGATGGTATTTTGCACGTCACAGGTGATAAGTCCAGTAAATATTTACCGACTGATTACTTGCATCGGGGAATTTCAGGAAGATCCTTCAAGCGTTCCTTTCGACTGTCTGAACACGTAGAAGTAAAAGGAGCTAATCTAAGGGACGGACTGCTTGTCATTGAACTAGAAAGAGTCATCCCAGTCGAAAAGCGTCCACGTACGATTCCTATTAATCAATTCGTGGAGAACACACATGACACAAATCAAAAAAATCCTCAGTTTCTTTCAGAAAATGGGACTCAGCATGCTTGACAGCATGATTAAAGCCCGCCAACGACAGGTCGAAGCCTATTTGGCCCGCTCTGTTGATCTGGCTGACTTGGAGAGACGTCAGAGAGAAATTCAAAAAGCCGGTGTCGGCCAATTGAAGTATTAATATATAATATTATGAGTTGAGGAGCATCTCATACAAAACAAAAGCTCCGCCGTTCACTTAACACAACACACATAGGAGAACTAATATGTTCACACCCAACTTTTACATCGATCAGTTTCAAGCAACAAAGAAAATTGTTGCAGATCAAATCTTCAAAGACCAACCTGAGTTACAAGAAGTAGCAGTCAAGTTTATTGATACACAAACAGCGTTTGCCAAAATGCTTGTCGATAACACCGTTACCGTTAACAAATTGTTTTGGGACAAGGCAACTGCTTTGTCTCCTGCCAAAGTTAAATAATGGAGAATATTATGAGTAATAAAAACCCCTTCGAGATTCGTACAGAAATGCTTCAAATGGCAAAAGATTATATGGACAAACAATGGGAGATGAATTATTTTTTCACTCAACAAATGTTTGATCAAGGTAAGAAATCTGCCGAAGAGATGCAAGCAGCATTGACCCTATATTCAACTGAAGACTTAATGAAGAAGGCAGCAGAAATGTATACCTTCGTCTCTAAAAAAGATTAAGCACAAAGGGCCTTCGGGCCCTATTTACATTATATTGTTTTTGTGATATAATATACAATTAAATTATAGAGTGAAAAAATGTCAAATATTCAAATCGTTCGTCTAACCTCAGGCGAAGAACTCATTGCAGATGCCGCCATACAGACAGACGGATACCTTCTATCCGATATTGCAGTCTTAATCCCAACCCAACAAAATCAACTAGGCCTTGCCCCATTCATGGCGTATGGTGTACCTAAGGATGGTATCTTTTTTAAGAATGAGCATATCATGTTTCTTATAGAACCCGTCGACGGTCTTCGTCAACAATATCAAACTATGTTTGGAAAAGTAATCACACCTACTACTAGCATTATTTCGTGATATACAACTCTTGTATTTTGTGTTATAATGGTAGAAAATAAGGAGTAAGATGTCTTTTTACACGTCAGTTTTTCGTTATGGTAACAATATCCTATTCCGTGGATATGATGACCAAGGCCGTCGCTACCAGCGTAAAGAACCATTCCAACCCACGTACTATGTGCCCTCACAGAAAGACGTAGGTTGGCGTGGGCTTGATGGCGCCGTGATTGGTCCTGTCAAGATGGATAGCATGCGTGAAGGTAAAGAATGGATGGAGAAATACAAAGATGTTTCTGGTTTTAACATCTATGGTAACCCTAACCAAATCCATCAATTTATATCAGAGAAATTTCCAGGCGATATCAAGTTTGACCGTGACCGTATTAACGTAACCACAATCGATATTGAAACTGCTTATGACGATGGCTTTCCCGAGCCAAGTAAAGCAGAGAACGAAGTGTTGGCTATTACTATCAAAAATAATATTGATGGGATGTATTATGTCTGGGGTTACGGTGATTACGACACAGAAAAGGCTTTAATTAAACCTGTAAGGTACATCAAGTGCTCATCTGAGGCCGAGTTGTTTAAGTCGTTCCTTACACACTGGCAAGCACCGCAGTTCTCACCTGATGTGATTACTGGTTGGAATGTACGATTCTTCGATATGCCTTATTTGGTCAATCGCGTCACTAAAATATTAGGCGAAGATTGGGCCAAGAAATTCTCGCCATGGGGTATGCTGAATTACCGCCAGGTCACTCGGTTAAACAGAGTTAATGATACCTATAATATCGAAGGCATACAAACCTTAGACTATCTAGAGCTCTTTCAGAAGTTTGGTTACTCCTACGGTAATCAAGAGTCCTACAAACTAAATCACATCGCCTATGTTGTACTTGGTGATACTAAGCTTTCGTTCGAGGAATCAGGTTCTCTTAAAAATCTCTACAAGGATGATTACCAAAAGTACATTGACTATAACATGAAGGACGTGGAACTTGTAGATCGGCTTGAGGATAAGATGGGTCTTATTACCCTTGCCATGACCATGGCGTATAAGGGTGGTGTGAATTACCAGGACACATTTGGTGTTACGGCGATTTGGGAATCAATTATCTACCGTAAACTTAAGTCTCAGAAAACAATGCCACCGATTGGCAATGATACCAATCATAAGACTGCATTTGCGGGTGGTTATGTTAAAGATCCTAAAGTTGGACTTCACAATTGGGTTGTATCTTTTGACTTGAATTCGCTTTATCCAAATATCATTGTGCAGAATAACATGTCGCCAGAGACCGTGACTGATAAGTTTGTTAAGTCTGGCGTAGATTATTATCTTGATGGCAATAAAGCAGATGTTGATGAATATGCTGCAGCTGCAAATGGTTCCACATATCGTAAAGATATTGATGGCGTAGTTCCTGGTATTATTATAGATTACTATGACGAACGCTCTGCTACTAAAAAGGCTATGCTTGCATCGCAGAGCGCGTATGAAAAAAACAAGACGTTTGAACTTGAGAAAGAAATCAACCGCCTTGAGAATACTCAAATGGCCCTTAAGATTCTGCTTAACTCACTTTATGGTGCGCTTGGTAATGCTTACTTCAGATACTTTGATATTCGTCTAGCCGAAGGTGTAACACTTACTGGCCAGTTAGCAATTCAATGGGCTGAAAAAGCAATGAATGAATCCATGAATAAAATCCTTAAAACTAAAAATAAGGATTATGTTATTGCGATTGATACTGATTCGTTGTATGTAAACTTTGGCCCGCTGGTCGATACTATGAAATGGAAACCTGATGATGGCACAGATGCAAAGGTGGCATTCTTAGATAAGGTATGTAGTCAACACTTTGAGCCTGTGCTAGCACGAGCTTATGAAGAGTTATTCAAGAACATGAACGGCCATAAAAATCGAATGGTCATGAAACGCGAAGTGATCGCTGACCGTGGTATCTGGACTGCTAAGAAGCGCTATATATTAAATGTACATAATAGCGAAGGTGTGCAATACGCAGAACCAAAGCTTAAGATTATGGGCATTGAAGCTATTAAATCATCGACGCCAGCAGTAGTGCGTGATAAGTTTAAAGAAATATTTAAAATTATTATCAAAGGCAGTGAAGAAGAAACCAGGCAGTTTATTAATAAGTTCAGAGAAGAGTTTAAAAAACTGCCTCCAGAAGCGGTTGCCTTTCCTCGTGGCGTAAGTAATATCACTGAGTGGAAAAATAATCAGACCATTTATAAGAAAGGCACTCCCATCCACGTCCGCGGATCGCTTATGTATAATAAAGCAGTAAAGGATCTCAGCCTTGATTCAAAGTATGAGCTTATTCGTAATGGTGATAAAATAAAGTTTGCGTATCTACGGATGCCAAACCGTATCAAAGAAAATGTAATTTCATTTCCAGACCATTTGCCTAATGAGCTTGGTTTGCATCGTTATATTAACTATGACTTACAGTTTAATAAAACGTTCATCGATCCGCTTATGTTCATTCTTGATGCGGTAAAGTGGTCGCTTGAAGATAAGCAGACACTTGAAGACTTTTTTGCTTAATAAGATATGTACATCAGCGTGTATATATGGTATAATGACTATGTTAGTTAAAATTAAAAGGTATATTTTATGAAATCTTGGTTTACAGATATGAAAGAAATGCACGCACATTATGGCGTGCCAGAATGGATGAGCAAAACCCGCGAAGCTGATCCAGAAAAAGTTAATAAGTTTCTTGAGTTTCGTATGAATTTCTTGAAAGAAGAATACGATGAAACACAAAAGGCATATAAAGAAAAAGATGCCGAAGAAGTAATTGATGGCTTGATTGACTTATGTGTTATTGCTATTGGTACACTTGAAGCGTTTGGCATTGATGCTGATAAAGCATGGAATGAAGTACTCAAAGCTAACATGAGCAAAAATGTCGGTGTAAAACCTGAGCGTCCAAATCCATTAGGAATGCCTGACTTGATAAAACCTGAAGGATGGACTGCCCCAAGCCATAAGGACAATCATGGTTATTTGCCTGACGCGCTTTAAAAGTATTTTTGATAATAAGACTCATAACTCATTAGAGTTTAAGACTTTTGCACAGTTTGAGATGGCACTTAAGGCTTTATCTCAAAAACCAGTGCAATCAAAAAAAGATGCTTATCTTATATCTCCTGCAAATTATGTTGAAGGCGCTACGCGTTCTAATAAAAGCGTAATTGAATGGGGAGGTTGGGCTGCGGTTGACGTTGATGATCATGAATTTGAAGGAGATTTAGAAAATGCTTTACGAAATAGGTTTGGTAAGTGGCATTATATTTGTTATAGTACTGCAAGCAGCACTGTTGCACGGCCGAAGTTCAGGCTCGTCTTCCCACTTACAACATCTGTACCAAATGAGAAGATCCGACATTTCTGGTTCGCACTCAATAGTGAACTTGAATCAATCGGAGATAGACAAACTAAAGACCTCAGCAGAATGTATTACATCCCTGCGACGTATGCTGGCGCTAACAATTTTTTCTTTGTTAACAACGGTGAGTATATTGATGTGGACTTTCTTTGTGCCAAATGGCCATATAACGATAGGGCCAATAACGCCAACAGTTTCATGGATCGATTGCCCGACGAATGGCAAAAACAAATTATTGAACACCGAAAGTCTCAACTAGAAAACACTAGTATCAAATGGACAGGTTATAGAGATTGCCCATTCTGGCCTAAGAAACTTGCATCAGAATATCAAGTCATTAGCAGTACTGGATGGTATCACAAAATGTATCAGATTATGGTTGCTGTTGCTGGTAATGCTATTAAGAGCGAGTACCCTATCACGGTACAAGAAATTTCCCAAATGTGCAGGCAATTTGATGCCGAAACCGGTAACTGGTATGCTTCTCGGCCTTTAGATAAAGAAGCAGATCGGGCTTTAGAATATGTGTATAGGAATTTTTAATGTTGTGGAATATTGAAGTTGGTGATACTTTTGTCGATAGCGATATTGACTTAGATCAATTAGAAAAGCATTTGGCTGAAGAATACCGAGATGGATATTCAAGTTATGAAAACACTCGTAACGGTCTAATCGCTGAACATTTTCTTATTGAAAAATGTGGTTATAGTAACGATGTCACGCCTTATAAAGATTTATTTAATCCAGAAGGTGTTTCTGTTGAAGTAAAAACATTCGGCGTTCATCGTGATCCTGATGCATGGATGGAAGAAGTACTGCATGGTGGTAAACATAGTTTACGTAAAAGAAAAGTGTTATGGAAAAAAGATATATCTAACCATATAATCTTTTTCCAACGAGATGAGAATAGGTATATTTGTTATGCAAAATGGGTATTTGGCGAAAAAGGCCGATATATATGTGTACATAAGCTCGAATCTATGGTATAATATAATTTTTAGGAGTTGCTATGCGTGAATCAATTAAAGTCTTACAAGAGTGTGCAGAAATCCAAGATCGAAAGTCTCGTGATTATCAAAATGAAAAGTCACGAATCCGTCAAGCAGACTACTACCCTCGTGGTGTGATGTCTATTATGGAACTAATCAATACTAAAACAATCCGTTTGTGGTCAGTACTAGAAGCCATGGAAAACGATCCTAACTACGAACCTAACTTCGAATCAGTCGAAGACTCACTTAAAGATCTGATCAACTATGCTTCTTTTGCCGTGTCATATTCACGCGGTAAGATCGACGGTCAAGATCCATCGCGTGATTTTTTAAACCGCAAAACAAAAGAATACCCGGTATTGTAAATGCACTTTAAAATTGCAATCATTGGCCATGGATTTGTTGGTAAAGCTGTTGACTATGGATTTACCAATCCAAAAGTAATAAAGCAAACTATTGATCCAAAGTATAACAATAATGTTAACCATATCGATATTAGCACCGACTTAATATTTGTGTGTGTTCCTACACCTATGGGTGATTTTAGTATTATCCGTAATACGATGGAGCAGTTAAAGCTACGTGGTTTTTTAAATCATAGTATGGTAGTAATTAAATCTACAGTACCGCCAGATGTGTTAAAGGAATTTGCAACAAGCAGTGTGGTGTATAACCCTGAGTTTTTAACTGAAAAGTCGGCTTCTGAACAATTTATTAATCCACCGTTTCACATTTTTGGTGGAGATACCCGGGCTTCAGACACGCTTGAAAGATATTATCAGCAATATAGCCTATGCAATATTTGTCCTTCGTATAAATTGACTATTGAAGAAGCTTCAGTTGTAAAATATACTATTAATTCTTTCCTTGCAACCAAGGTAGCTTTCTTTAATCAACTTTATAGTATGTGCGCTGATAATGGTTATAATTTTAATCAAATTATTCAAGCTGTAGGTGCTGATTCTCGTATTGGACACAGCCACACCAAAGTGCCGGGGTTTGATGGAAAACTAGGGTTTGGCGGAGCGTGTTTTCCTAAAGATACCCAAGCTTTTGTTAACTTTAGTGATAAATTATCAGTATTAGAAGCTGTTATAAGTGCCAATAATACGATGCGTGCTGAATACGAGTTAGATGACCGTGAAAAAGAACAAAAAATTATGTACAAATAACAGATTCTGTTGTATAATGTTAAATCAACTCAGGAGTAATAATGTTAAAGGTATCTGATATACGCACTCTTTTTGTCAAAGCTTTGGCAGATGAGCGTTTTACCACAGATCGTAATGGATCAAAAACCATTGAGATCCTTGGTGCATCATTCGTAGCTGATGAGCCAGCTATCTTTGGCGAACCAAGCTATGAATATATCCAGCGTGAATTTCGATGGTACAATTCAATGTCTAGCAACGTCAATGATATTGAAGGTACTGTACCTGCTGCCTGGAAAATGACTGGAAACAAGCACGGCGAGATTAATTCAAACTATGGCTTATTAGTTTACTCAGATAAATTTTATAATCAATTTAAAAGAGTCGTGGAAGAATTACAAACTAATCCGGATTCTCGCCGTGCGTCTATGATCTACACTCGTCCATCGATTTGGAATGAGTACAATGAGAATGGCAAAAACGACTTCATCTGTACCAATTCAGTCACATACTACATTCGTGATAGTAAGTTGCATTGTGTAGTTCAGATGCGTTCCAACGATGTCGTCTATGGCTATAAGAATGATTATGCCTGGCAGCTGCATCTTTTACACCAAGTAGCAAATACTTTAAATGTTGAAACCGGTACTATTACATGGCAAGTTCAGAATTTGCACGTGTACGAACGCCATTTTAATCTTGTAAGCTAATGAACGTAATCACTAATCCAATATCAAACATTCCAAAGAATGAGAAGTCGCATGTGCTTGGTTGGTCTTTGTTATGGAAAGATCAACTCAAAGCATCTATAGATCATAAATGCACTCCGTACATTAAGAATGCTGATGTAGTATATATTGAGCATGGCGCTAATTTTGGTGGCACCCTTAATTTGTTTGGTGGTGCAAATAAGGAAGTATTTGATAAAATCAACCTTGTAATGTCTTGCACTAACATCGTGTCTTTAGATTGGGATATGCCAGATTACGGCGCTATGCTAAAGAAACGGCTCGATGCTCCTACTACATATAAAGGCATTACTGAGAAATGGTGCGACCTTGTATCAAAACGGATACAAAGTATTTCCTCACTCAAACAGAAAGACCTGTTGACTGATGGTGTCACAATCGGTGATTCGCATACCATAGCGTTTAGCGGCGTAGGCGATCGGGTGTATCGCGCTGATGGTAAAACCCTTTTTGGAACTTTAAAAAAAGGATTACGTCAGGATTTTGGCGAACTTGTTGGTAAAGCTACCTTTTGTATGGGGTCAATTGATATTAGGCACCACATCTTACGCTATCCTGATTTTTCTTTAAAAGATACTATTAAGGACTATGTAAGCCAGGCCAAAGAATTAGCTGATGATGTATGGTTTGCTGCTCCAGTTCCAGTAGAGTTTGAAGGAAGACGCATTCCTAAATCTGGATTTTATAAGAAGACTCCTTTTTTTGGTTCTTGGAAAGACCGACAAGAGCTTACCAATAACTTTATTGATATGCTATATACTGAGTCAAAAGGTAAAGTTGTAATGCCACCAAAAGAATGGTACACTATGGATCCTGAGAAATACGCAAATACGTTTATGGAACATGGTTCGTCTTTTCACATTGCACCGCCATTTCATTTTAGAAAAAACTGGGGAGTAACAGCACTTGCCGCATAATAACCATGTAATTGACGGGGTCAACCGAGACATAAATCCGTTTTATGGCGATCCAAAAGAATATTATTTAGAGATGGCAAAGGATTGGGAAGATCCTTATGGAATGCCAGAAATTGTGACACATGACGGAATCAGGGTGGTGCGGGATGATTTTCTTGTAGGATCAAAAGTACGTGGTGGAGATTGTTTGATATCATCGCTGCCTGAGCATATCGATACCATTGTGTATGTTCAGCCTAGGACTGGTTTAGCAGGTGTATCAATCCTTGATGTAGCAAAGCGCCATAATAAGAAGGTGCGACTGTTCATGCCTTCTTCTCAGAAGATTTCAGTGCATCAAGCCTGTTGTATCGAACGTGGGGCTGATGTATCTTTTCATCGTATTGCTGCAATGCCTAATCTAAATTTGATTGCAAAGAAATGGGCTAGTGAACATTCGAATGCATTCTTTGTTCCTCTTGGATTAAAGCATGAACGTGTGACAGCAGGTATTGTAAAGTCTGCTTCACGCATACCAGCGCCTGATGTCGTGTATACTGCCACGTCCACGGGCGTGCTCACCCGCGCGCTTCAGATTGCTTGGCCAGATGCTGAATTTGTATCTGTCTGTGTATCACGTAATATGAAAGCGGGTGAACTTGGTAAAGCTAAGCCCATTTCTGAAAACCTTGCATTTACTTCAAGCGAGAAAAAAGAGAACTTACCACCATTTCCTAACATAGATACCTACGACGGAAAGGTATGGAAATTTATACCTAAGAATAGTGATAAAGATATTCTATTTTGGAACGTAGGCCGTGAGCCAGAGCTTATTAACAAATCGATTATTGATCAAACAGACTCATATCGCGATTGGGAAAAGAATGTCAAACAAATGGCTGAATGAAGAAGCTCTGGATGTATTAGTTAACTACTATTACCCACGCGCAAAATGGTTACAAGATAATTGCAACTGGGGCGATATATCTTATCTAGGATCAGAAGCTGATAAAGCAGTCAATGATCCATTAATGCAATATATTGACATTTACGATTGTTACACACGCGATGCGGCTGGTTTTTCGAATGTATTACAGGACTTAAAGTTTCGTGTTAACACACCCAAGAGACACCATCAAATTAAAAACTCAGCTCTCGGCCAAAAACACTGGGATCTTGTCGATAGTTATATTACTGAAAGTTGGGATACCAAGACTTGGTTCTATACTTACTTTGTTCATCGTATTACAGGTTCTGGCGCATCGTTCACGCGTGACCACGGCTATCGCAATAATGTAGTTCAACATTTTGGTAAGCTGCGTGATATCAAAGATATGAAAGCTTTCATGATTGAGAAAAAGCAATCTGGAAAGCCTTTATTTACTTCGATTGGCAACCAGCCACCGTCACCCCGTAAAGGCGTTACGTGTCTTGATTTTATGGTAAACGAACTTGAACCTTTAGTTGATCGTTTTATGGAATGGTTGCCAAAGGAAGGCCGTAAAAGGACTCATAAAGAAGTAGTTGATTATTTGAATGAGTATAACATAGAACAAGGTCACAAGCGATTTAACTTTGTGTATGCTGCATTCTCATATGATATGGGTGACTACCACAAAGATTTAGTTGATGATATGTCGCATGGCTACTTTGGTAATAACGCGATACGATGCATGAAGCTCTTATCAAACGGGTATACTACGGACGAATTCATGGATCTTCTCTGTGAGCGCATGGGAGGCGCACCACGTGATAACGAAGACGTAATGTGTGACTTTGTTCGCTTTGGCCAAAACTATGTACCACGCAGCGATAACACCTTTGATCATGTGCCATCCGATATAAGTAATAAATCTGGATGGGAGTCTGGGTGGGAACAAAGACAAGGCCAACCGAATATTGCAAAAAACGATTTACAACTTGATGCTTTCATGGTATAATAGACGTATATTATGAGCAATGATTTAAAAGACTTAATTTCTACTCCATTAGATCTACCATTAATTGAGCCTACAAGCTGGGATGATTGGTGGGATTTGTGGAACAAGGAATCTGCATATACGCCTAAAGTAATAAAAACACATAACAATGTGAGTTCTCCATGGAAAGGCCTTGAGATATGGTCTAGGCCTGGTATAAATTCAAGGAGTATAGTGACATATGATGCGAAAAATGTCAATCGGCCTGACTTATTTCCATCGATTTTTGATAACCTAGATAAATTTCCTATTAAAATCGATATAGTTAGAGTTGTTTCAAATTTTGTAACAGTTATACCACACAGTGATGCACTTCCAGATAAAAAAATATTAAGTGTGCGATCTATGCTTTATAACACTAATATTGAACCAACGTTTAATTACAGATTGAATGGCCAAAAAGTATACCAAACACTTCCTAAAGATACAAACACATGGATGTATTGGGATCATAAAACTAAACATGCTGCTGATTTTCATCATGGGTATACTAAACATTTAATAACTATATATGGCCGTCAAAAGGCTAATTATAATGAGTATATTGAAAAAAGTGCTAACATGTATAAGGACCATGCTATTTTTAACACAAAAACAATGGAATAAAAATTATGACAGAACCCAAGAAACGACTTAACGACGTTACGCCTGAGGAATGGAACAAAGCTCACGATAAATGGGCTAATGAATCTACGCTAGTTCACTCAGAACATTACTACGACTCTGACCGCAACAAACCATTAAATGATGAAAAAAATGATACAAACTCCGACTGGGACAACTGGAAACCATCAAAAACATTTGTCTAACGAGCATAACAGCTGGGACCATGTATTTTTACGACTTGCTAAAGAAGTAGCATCATGGTCTAAAGACCCCTCAACCAAGGTAGGCGCAATTGCTGTCGGCCCTAAACGCAATGTTTTGGCTCAAGGCTATAACGGTTTTCCTAGAGGTATTTTTGATTATGCCGAAAGATATGATGATAAACCTACTAAGTACATGTATGTCGTCCATGCAGAGATGAATGTCATTTATAATGCTACGTATAATGGTGTTTCACTTGATGGTGCATCACTTTATATTCATGGATTGCCGCCGTGCTCTGAGTGCGCCAAAGGCATTATACAAGTTGGCATTAAAGAAATTATAACTGAAACCGCTGGCATTCCTAAAAAATGGCAAGATTCATGGGAATTTTCTAAGAGTATGTTTGATGAAGTAGGTATCACTGTTCGAACTATCGAAAGATAAAATGGCAAATATTTTAATAACCGGCTGTGCAGGCTTTATTGGATATCACACAGCAATAAAGCTCCACGGTGAAGGCCACCGCGTGACTGGCATTGATAATTTTAATAATTACTATGATGCTAATTTAAAGATTGCTCGCAGCTCTTTATTAGAAAAAAATGGTATCATGGTTATTAGAGGTGATATTACTAATACGGTTGATGTTGAATATGCAGTTACTTCAGCTGCACCTGATGTCGTGGTGCACTTGGCTGCGTATGCCGGTGTTCGACATTCGTTAAATAATCCACAGCTGTATATCGATAATAATATTACTGCCACTAATAATTTAATTCAGATTTGTGAGCAACGTGGAGTGGATAGAGTAATTTATGCTTCCACCTCTGCTGTCATGGTAGGTAATGAACTGCCTTGGAATGAAACCGAAAAATTAGGTTATCAGCTAAATGCATACGCATACTCTAAGGCTGCTAATGAATCTCAGTTCATGTCAAGCAAATTGCCAGTTGCCATTGGCCTTCGATTCTTTACTGTCTACGGTCCATGGGGTCGCCCAGACATGGCGCTGTTTAGCTTTACTAAGTCAATCATAGATGGTACACCAATTAAATTATTTAATTATGGTGATATGATTCGTGACTTTACTTACATTGACGATATTATCCAAGGCATTAATATTGTTATCAGTCACGCAAATAATACACCAGTCCCGCTAAAAACAGTGTATAATATAGGTTATGGCAAACAAGTTCAACTCATGGACTTTGTGAGTGAAATCGAAAAGAACGTTGGTAAGGAGGCAATTAAAGAATTGGTTGAAAAACACCCGGCTGATGCACAAACTACCTGGTCAGACACTACCAAACTTCAAGCGCTTGGTTATAAACCAACAACATCAGTAGAAGTTGGTGTTGCTAAATTTGTTGAGTGGTACAAAGAGTACTACAATATCGTATAAGGAAATTATATTATGTCCATTATGGATAAACTAAAAAAGAACAGTAAGTTAGATCATACTGAAATTTTGTCGGAGTCTAAATTTTTTACTGAAAAAGATATGGTTGCGACTGACGTACCGATGATTAACGTTGCACTGTCTGGTAAAGTTGATGGTGGTTTGTCACCAGGCCTGACTGTATTGGCTGGTCCATCAAAGCATTTTAAAACATCATTTGCTCTTATTATGGCTAGTGCATATCTGAAGGCATATCCAGATGCAGTTATGCTATTCTATGATTCAGAGTTTGGTTCACCTCAGTCTTATTTTGAGCAATTTGATATTGACCCATCGCGTGTGTTGCACACACCAATCACTAACGTAGAAGAGCTTAAATTTGACTTAATCGGTCAACTCGAAGGATTAACACGTGGCGATAAGGTATGCGTTGTTATTGACTCTGTCGGTAACCTAGCATCAAAGAAAGAGTTAGATGATGCTATGAATGAAAAATCAGTAGCTGATATGTCTCGTGCCAAAGCTCTCAAAGGTCTCTTCCGTATGTGCACACCATACTTGAATATGAAAAATATTCCACTGATTGCTGTTAACCACACATATAAAGAAATCGGTCTGTTCCCTAAAGATATTGTATCTGGCGGCACAGGCATTTATTATTCGGCCGATAACATCTGGATTCTTGGCCGTCAACAAGATAAAGTCGGCACTGAAATTCAAGGTTACCACTTTATCATTAACGTAGAAAAATCACGATATGTCAGAGAAAAATCAAAAATTCCTATCTCAGTTTCTTGGGAAGGTGGTGTCCAGCGTTGGTCAGGTTTGTTGGACGTTGCTCTTGCTGGTGGATATGTTATTAAGCCTAGTAATGGATGGTATCAAAAAGTTGATAAGTCTAGTGGAGAAGTGCTGGAGGGTAAGTACCGAGAAAAAGAGACACTGAACGAAGAGTTCTGGAAACCAGTATTTGACACTACAGACTTTGCTGCACATTTAGCTAAGACTTACATGATTAGGAGAGAGGTATATGCAGACGCCGACGGAGAATGAATTTAAAGAAAATGTTGATTATGTATTAGTGCCCTTGCAAGACAATGAAGATGCTTGGGGTGTTAGGTTTATGACCGGTGATTATGTTGAAACGGTGTTGCAGTATAATGCAATTGCGTTTAATGAAATACAAGATCATATGACATTTAATTTTAGAATTGTATCATCGCCTGATAATGATCTAAGTGAAACAACAACTGGCCTTCAAGAACACGCGGCTTTAATACTAGAGGCCATTATTGAATTAGGCCTTACTGATGGTAGTGTAACGATGAAGGAAAGAGAGGCTGAGGTTGCAAGTAAATCTTGAGCAAACAATTTTACGCAATATTCTTACTGATGAGAAATATATGCGTAAAGTGTTACCATTTATTAAACCTGAGTACTTTGAGGGTATCTATCGAACTCTGTTTAAAGAGACTGGTAAGTTTGTTGCCAAATATAATAAATTGCCAACATCAACTAGTTTTAAAATTGAGTTAGATCAAACCGATAAGTTAACCAGTGAACAACATAATATGGCAATGGATGTGTTGCCCTATATTTTCTCTGACGAGCAAGTTGATGAGCAGTGGTTGTTGGATACTACTGAAAAGTGGTGCCAAGACCGAGCAGTGTATAATGCGATTATGGAATCCATTTCCATTATTGATGGCAAACATGAATCACTTACCAAGAACGCACTGCCTGATATTCTGACTAAAGCACTTGGTGTTGGTTTCGACACTAACGTTGGTCATGATTATATTGAAAACGTTGAACGACGATATGATTTCTATCATACTGAAGAGCAACGCGTACCATTTGACTTGGATTACTTTAATAAAATCACCAAGGGCGGTTTGCCAAATAAAACACTAAACATTGCACTTGCAGGAACTGGTGTGGGTAAATCATTATTCATGTGTCATATGGCGGCATCAGCCTTGACTCAGAACTTAAATGTGCTTTATATCACATTAGAGATGTCTGAGGAGCGTATTGCTGAACGTATCGATGCTAACTTGTTGAATGTACCTATTGACCAGATTGATAAAATGTCTAAGGATATGTTTACCACTAAGGTATCAAACATATCTAAACAGACTACAGGCAAGTTGATTATTAAGGAATACCCTACGGGTTCTGCACACACTGGCCATTACCGTGGCTTGTTGAATGAACTCAAACTTAAGAAACAATTCACACCTCAGATCATTTTTATTGATTACTTGAATATTTGCTCCTCATCACGAATGAAAGGAATGGGCGGTGCCATTAACTCCTATAACTACATTAAGGCCATTGCCGAAGAAATACGTGGCCTTGCTGTCGAATTTGACGTACCAATCGTATCTGCAACTCAGACAACAAGAAGCGGATATGGAAACTCAGACGTCGGACTTGAGGACACCTCCGAGTCTTTTGGACTCCCAGCAACAGCCGATTTTATGTTCGCCCTTATCTCAACAGAAGAGTTAGAGCAACAAGGTCAGATGATGGTCAAGCAATTAAAGAATAGATACAATGATCCAACATATCATAAAAGATTCGTTATCGGTGTTGACCGTTCAAAAATGCGCCTTTATGATGTAGAGGAAACTCAACAAACATTGACCGATGATACCCCAATGTATGATAAGTCACAAGCAGTGAAACGACAGAAGTTTGAAGGATTTAAATTATGAGTGATTTTGAAACACATGAAAGAGGCACAGCCAAGGAACTTAGATTATCCAGAGCATTGGCCAATGTAGTTAATGACCACTTTAATAAGATGCCAAACGATATTAAAGATGCGTATATGGAACTACTAGTACATTATAACTATAATGTCATGGGTGAAAATTTTGAATGGAATGAATAATGATTGATGTAATTGATTATAACGAAGATTCAGATGAAGGTCCTGCAACGATGCGGGTATTGCTTGATGCTAAGGCCAAAAAGAATCTAATTGAACTTGGGTTTATTGCATCACTTAAAAGATCCATAGAAGAATATGAAGAAAGTCTAAAGAAATGAAAGCAACATTAATAAGTTTTTCCAAACCTACGAGGCAATTATATGATCAAGGGTTATATGACGCGCAGGACCTTATTGCATACTGCGCCAGAGTTAGCAATCCAGCCAACCAGTTTAATACAGCGACTGCTGAAAAACTGCTCGGATATCTGGCCAAGCACAAACACTGGTCCCCATTTGAAATGGTCTCAGCCTGTATCGAAGTTGAAACAACCAGAGACATCGGCCGTCAGTTACTACGACACCGCTCGTTCTCCTTTCAAGAGTTCTCACAAAGGTACGCAGATCCAACTAAAGATTTGGAAATGGTACTTCGCGAACCACGCCTTCAGGACGAGAAAAATAGACAGAATAGTGTAGAGCTTGATATGACCACTGATGATGGTCGGCGACTTGCTTGGATGTGGGAAGCACAACAGATTAAGGTCCGTGATGCTGCTCGTGAAGCATACAGTTGGGCTATTGATAATGGTATTGCCAAAGAACAGGCCAGAGCCGTACTACCAGAAGGTCTCATGATGTCCAGGCTACAGGTCAATGGTACCATTAGGTCATGGATCCACTACATCGAACTACGGTCAGGCAATGGTACCCAAAAGGAACACATCCAGATCGCTCAGGCGTGCGCTCAAGCGATTACTCAAGCCTTCCCTATGATATCATCATATGTAGAAAGTAGTACTTAAGTATATAAATACGCATCGGCACTAAAAAATAGAAAAAAGTATTACAAAAATAGTGTACAAACTCAGGGTTTCTTGATATAATAAACTCATACAAATAAAGGAAACCAAAATGACTAAGTTCTTTCTCGACCTCTTCGGTGCCGCTGTTATCGCAACCATCCTGTTCTTCCCATTCGGTCTGTATTTTGCATTCTTTATGTAAATTTGAATCTAAAGTAGATGGATGGTGGGAATAGAAGTATGAACAACGATGAAAGCAACTTACCCATAAGTGAGCAGAGTTTGGTGTATCGTTTGAGAAAACGAGCAGAAATTCGTCGACAGATTCCTAGTCGTAAAAGTGTAGAAGAAGGCAAGTCGGATCGTATTGCAGATCTTTTGGAAGAAGCTGCTGATGAAATCGATCGATTATGGCATATAAGTACTTAATAAACCATATAGATTATCAAGGAAGCTAAATGCTAGAAACAATATGTGAAGTAATGGTCGACGCGTATAAGCGCAATTGGATCACCAGCCGTGATGGTAATGTAAGTATCCGTCACCATGATCGCGATCATTTTTATATCACGCCGAGCGGTGTTCGTAAACAGACACTACAGCCAGATCAATTTAAAAAGATTAAGATTGTAAACAGTTTTGAATACCGTCAGTTAGAGTACACAGACATCAGCGCCAAACTAACACCTAGTGGAGAGATTCCTCTACACTTTGGTTTACAAAGAGCAATGGGACAACATGCTGGAGATGTCCGTGTTGTAGTCCATGTGCATCCCACATATTGTATTGCTGCTATGCATGCTGGTATTGATCTAAGCACAATCAGTGATGCCTTTCCAGAACTGAATCGGTATACTCGAGTTGCTCCTAATGTTGGAGATGTACCTCCTATCAGTCAAGAACTTGCTGATCAGTGTCATGAAAATCTGCAACTAGACAAAAATGGTAATATTGCTTATGACATTGTGGGTATTAAAGGTCATGGAGTTGTTGCTATTGATACATCGCCGTGGCGTGCATACGAACATATCGAACGCTTAGAACATATTTGTAAGATTGTGCTTGCAAGCGGAAAATATTAAAAATAATGACTAAAAAAACAGTTGCGGTAGTAGGTGCAGGGATATCTGGTGTATGCGCAGCGTATTACCTTGCTCGAGCAGGATATGCGGTAACAGTGTATGACGCAGAGCGCTATCCCGCCATGCGAACTAGTTTTGCCAATGGCGGACAAGTGAGTGTCAGTAACAGCGAGGTGTGGAATACCTGGAGTAATGTATTTAAGGGTATTAAGTGGATGTTTCGCAAGGATGCTCCTTTGCTTATCAAACCCAGTTTTGAATGGGCTCGTATCAAGTGGATAAGCAAGTTTTTGTGGACAACTATGCGAGGTCGTGCAGATGCAAACACTGCGGAGACTATTCGCATGGGACTAGAAGCCCGAGCATTGTACAAAGACATCATTGCAGAAGAGAGTCTAGAGTTCGATCAATCAAACAGTGGCATCCTACACTTCTATAAGAATCCAGAATATCTACAAAACGCACACAATGTAAAAGAATTGTATAACGCAAATGGGTGTTCTTGGGATATGCTAGGCGAAATGCAAACCAAATCAATGGATCCTGCACTAACACAAATTAGTGGCATTGTAGGTGGTGCATGGACTGGTGAAGACTGGACTGGTGACATACACAAGTTCTGTACTGAATTATGTAAGGTGTTAGAGTCAAAGTATGGCGTGGAATTTAAGTTTGGAATGGAAGTAAATGGTAAGCTATTAGGATATGATGCTGTAGTTATTGCTAACGGCGTAGGTAGTACGCGATTAGCAAATACTATTGGTGATACTTTAGATGTTTATCCAGTTAAGGGATATAGTATTACTATCAACGTCAGTGATGATAATATGAAGTATGTACCAAAGGTTAGTCTATTAGATGACGAGGCAAAGATTGTTACCAGCACACTAGGAAACCGATTCCGTGTTGCAGGTACAGCCGAACTTGCCGGAGAAGACTACGATATCAGACGTGATCGCATTGAACCCTTGTTGAATTGGGTACACACTAACTTTCCCAATATAAATACCAGTGACTACACACAATGGGCATGTTTGCGTCCTATGGCACCAGACATGATGCCTATTGTCAAACAAAGTAAGGTTGATAGCAGAGTATTTTACCATACTGGACACGGACACTTGGGTTGGACACTAAGCCCGGCAACTGCTAAAAAATTAACAAATGCGGTGTTAAATGCGCATTTTTAGACGAAAGTATTACAAAATACTGTGTACATTTCTACCGGTTATGGTATAATGGTACCATGCCAACCAAACGGGAATACTAAAATGAAATCAGTACTCAAAGACGTCTATGCAGCAGCTGTATGTGCTTTAATTATTACTTCGCCACTGGCTATGCTTTTCTTTATTAGTTAAGGTGATTATATGTCTAGTGATATTTTAGATATTTTATACACGCCTATCGATACTCCTCCTGTTCCTGATTATAATAGGCTCGAGCTAGATAAATGGTGCGCTAAAAATGCACCTAATCAGCACGTTGTAAATAGGCGAGATGGTTCGAAAGAAGCGCGTATTCAAGATACTGGAATGCATTTTTCCAAGGTATATCCGTGGGACATAGTTTATGCAAGAAACAACTATGCGTGGCTTGACGATTTCGATATTAAGTTTTCACAATTATCAACTTACTTTTGTTCAATTTTTTCATTGGAACCAGAAGTCATTTCTTCTATAGTATTCCTTCCTGTAAAAACAAATTATACAGGAACAACGTATTGGCATGCAGATCCTGATGAAATTGGTTTAAGACTGTATATTGAAAATAATGAAACTGATGGGGACTTTTTATTAATAAAACCAACAGTAGAAAAATATCAGTCACGGTCAGAATGGGGATTCATTCCTCCAGTAGATGGCATTTCACCTAAGATACAAAATGTGATGCACTCAGCAAAAGTAACAAAACCGCAACAAGCTTTTTATATTAATAATGTGAGAGCTGTACACGCAGTAAATGTTAACGTTCCTAATCTTCGTAGGTTGGCTGTCTTAGTTCTTACAAAAAGAACCGCGGCAACTACTACAGAAGAAACAAAAAAGCTGATATTAAGTTCAGCTGAAAAATATCCAGATCATGCAATTAAATGGTCGCAACAGAGGTGATACCATGAGCTTAGAAAAATATATAGAATCAGTTGAGATATCCCCAGAAGGTTATCCTATTACTAAATATCGATATGTTGAACCCAAAGAACGTACGTTCCTTGGTATTGTCGGTGGTAAGTACACAATTGCTAATTTAGGGTACCAGCGCGCGAATGCCACTGGAGTATCTGTCGATCACATTGGTGACACTCCACGTAAAAGAAGTGTGTACAAACCAAAAGAAACATAGTATAATAGTAGTTACACGCAAGAAAGGATTCGTCCCACCCTTTCTTGTATTTGAAACGGGGCAATTGTATAATGGAGATATTATGTCTAAAATCGCTAAACTCGAATCTTACCTGCAAACTGGTGCAGCTGTAACCGCTAAGCAAATCAAGTCAATGTTTAAATTGGCTAGCCCGACTGCCGCTGTAAGCGAGTTGCGCCGTAAAGGTGTTTGTATTTACTCTAATGAAGCAACACTGTATACTGGTGCCAAAACTACCAAGTACCGTGTCGGCCGTCCTTCAAAGGCTATGGTCGCCGCTGCTTTCCAGGCCGGTTTTACTGCCTAATAGTAAAGAGAGGGACTACAGTTCAATGACACAAGTTGCCGGACTACATCCTAATAAAGATGAAGGATTATTTGAAAAAATTGCATCTGATTCGGTCCCCTTTTTTACTATGCCTAAAGCTTATAAATATAACGGGATTGCTCTTACCATGACTGAAATAGTAGATTACAAATTCAATGAAGGTCAACTGATTGAAGAATTTAGACGATACATCGATTCTACATACGGTGGCCATTATTCAGTGAATAAGTTTCAGGCAACTGAATTTGTGATTGATGGTGGCCACGGCACTGGATTTTGTATCGGTAACGTGATGAAATATGCACAGCGTTATGGTAAAAAGGGCACATATATTGATGCTCGTAAAGACCTAATGAAAGTACTTCATTACGCTTTGATTCAATTATACATTCACGATAACTTACCGAAGGAAACAAATGAAACTAAGTAAAAACTTCTCAATGGCCGAGTTCACCAAGTCACAAACTGCTGAACGCAAGGGTATCGACAACACACCACAGGGTGAGCATTTGGAAGCCGCAACGGCTCTATTTGAAAATGTCGTACAGAAGGTACGTGACCATTTTGGAACTACCACAATTAATAGTGGTTACCGTTCACCAGAACTAAATTCTGCTGTGGGTGGTTCAGCTACCTCACAACATTGTCACGGTGAAGCCGCAGACATTGAAGTTCCTGGTGTAGCCAATGGTGACCTTGCTAATTGGATTGTAGAGAACACTGACTTTGATCAGGTGATTCTAGAGTTCTACACACCCGGTATTCCTGACTCCGGATGGGTTCATGTCTCCTATAAGGCAGATGGTAGCAATAGAGGTAAGGCATTGACCGCATCTCGAGTAGATGGTAAAACCGTCTATTCGGTAGGTATTAACGCTTAAAGAAAAAGGACCGAAAGGTCCTTTTTTTAATTTGCCAATGGGTTATCCAGAGCTCTTTGAAGCTTCTTGTTTAACCTATCCTCAACATCTTTGATCTTTTGGTCAGTTGCATCTCTCAATGCACTGGCCTTTTGATCATAATCATTCTGTAATTGGTCACGCTTGTTTTCAAACCGACCCTCCGCAATTTGGATTTGATCACGCACTTTCTCTTCCGTCGCACGTACCATATCCTCAACTCTGTCACCTTGCTTTTCAATACCCAAGATATCATCTCTTAAACCAGATTTGATATCACGTGTGTATTCGATTGCATCATCCAACTTTTGTTCGATTATCCTATTACGATTTTCAATTTCAGTTGTGTCAATGTTTTGGATAATTGCTTTCATGTCCATGTAGTCTTTGTAGACCTCAAAGCCACCCCAGGCAGCACCACCCAAAGTAGACAGTGCTGTGATCAAGGCAAACATCTTACCGCCAGTGAACTTGACTCCACCAAACTCTACTTCTGTTGACATTTTAATTCCTTATTTTTTAGGGTCTGCTTTTTTATTACTATAAGCATTCGCGCCAAAGAATGCTGCAACCAATGCAGAGATGGCAACAAAATACGTTGGTGCAATATCACCAATAATTTTAGCCGCGCTGTCATAACCAAGCATTGCTGTAATCAAAATAGCACCAGGATAAAAAAGCATCCCTAATAGTGCAAACCATGTCATCTTGCGCATTGCATCACGTTGTGCATCTTGATCCTCAAGCTCTTTGCGCTTAAACTCCAAGTGCATATGCAACTCTTCATTGGTAATGTGCCCATCACCATTTGAATCTGCCGCTTCCAATATGGAACCTGATTCTATTGTTAATTCTTTTTTAGCCATTTAAATTCCTTTAGTTATATTTAATAATTGCTAGTGTAATAAACACAGCACTTGTAATTAACAAAGTTCCCGTAACAGTATATACACTGTACATGAAGATATTCACAATTCTTTTCTTCCTTGCAAATTTAGCCTTACGTATCTGCAATTCTTCTTCGTCGCGACTTCGTTTCATCTCTGCTTGAAACCGTACCCAGTCATCCCACATTCCACCACGTCCTTGGTAGATCATCATCTCTCTGAGTTCATTTTCTTTTGCAGCAAGTTGTTCCGCTGCCATAAACGCAACGATGTCACTTTTATATCCGTGCTGGTGTGCCTTCTTGGCAATTTCTGCTTTTAAACCAAAGTAACGTGCCAGTGCCTCGCCTGCGTCATAGATTTCTCTACCATTGGCAAGTGTCTGTTTAATAACATCAAAGGCAGCATTGGCAGCGGCGAGTTCTGCTAACATAATTATTTCCTTGTTTCAGAGATATGACATGCTGCTCGAACGTTTTTTCCACCAGCAGTAGGTTGTGAGTTAACCATTTTAACTATGGAAACACATTCCTTTTCACCACTTACTTGCATGGTATTGACAACATATGCTGTACCGTTATTAACAACGGTGAAGAAATATACTATAAATGTGTACATAAATTAGTCACTTTCCTTATACTGTGAGTCCACTATTTTTGTATGGAGAAGTTGTTGGGCCAAACCATTTCGTAACCCGCGCTTTGATTCTGGTACCGTCGTTGGTGCGTACATCTGTGCGTCGGAATAGGAACCACCGCCTATAGTTCCACCATAACTTCCGAAACCTGGAACATAGGACATAACTGCGAGCACTTGTGCTTGTACGGCCTTTTGTGCCTCGACCGTTGCTGCCTTAGACATATCATCTGCTAGTGCCATGGCTTTTTCAGTCATGGCTTTTTTCATTTTATCGCGCCTTGAATCAGACGATGACTTAGATTTGGAATCCCCACCAGTTGCATTATCCTCTTTTTCATCGGACCCTGCTTCGGATCCTCCACTATCTTCTCCCCCACCATCTCCCATTTGCTCTTCCACATCAGCACTGGAGTCTGATATTGATTCTGATTCTGGTTCATTTGACATCACCTGTTCTGTTAATGATACAACCGTAACTGGTGCTGATATGACACTATCAACCACGGCATCACCGGTCGAACTTACCGTAGTTAATGAAGCAATTGGGTCAACGTAGACCATGGTCACTTCTTCCGTAACCGTTGCTAATACTTCTTCCTCATCTGTGTTGGTGTTAACATATGTCGCAATCACAGCCTGGGCATATCCTGGGCATTGAATATCATAAAATGGATCCAATGTACACTGCTGGTTGTAGTAAGCAGTAGTATATCCTGGGCATGCCGAATTGTATAATGCATCTGCTGTACACTGCTGATTAAAGTACGCTTGTTGATAACCAGGACATCCTGTATCATAGATTGGATTGGCAGCACAGTTCTGGTCATATAACATCTTTGCATACGCTTCAGCATACCCTGGACATGATGGATCAAATAATGGATTAGTGCCACATGGATTTGCTCTGTAGTTCAAGGTAAGAGAAACATCTTTGACTTCTGGTCCATAGTAACCTCCCCAGAATCCACCGTCTTTACCAATGATACTCAATGCTATGCTTTGTGGATCAAAGTAACTTTGTGCAAAAGTTTCGGTTCCAGATTCAGTATGCCAAACATCATCAGCATGTAATGTGCTGCTATAATCATAGACATATTGTTTAACCTCGTTACCAGCAGCATCTTTTACAGTCACTTCAAATTGTAATGTATCACCACCTTTACCATTGTTACTGAGTTTTCTCCATGTCCATCCGTAGTTGAAACCATCAACTTCAATGCCAGACAGTTTCAGTGCTTCATTGATTGCGATGGTTTGAGCAAGAACGTCTCTCCCATAAGAGAACATGATTGTTTGTGTTGTATTATCAATCATTGCCCCACTGCCAGAGATAGACGCACAACAACCGCCTGGGTCAGTACCGTATGTGGCACCATCCCAGGCTTGTGGGTCTATGAGGTTTTGACTAGTTTCTGCTTTAGATACCGAGAAGCAGAAGAGTAACAAGACCCCAGCCAATATACGTTGTAGTTTCATCTTTATCCTCAACCGGTGATTCCACATTGCTAGTCTTACCTGCTTGTTTCCAAGCCTCTCTAGCATCTGGACCAATTTTACCTTCATACGGACATGGGGTTCCTGCCATCAACATTGCGTCGAACACTCTCGGGTCTTGACATAATGTAGAGATAGCAGCAACCTTCATACCCATATCGTAAAGGGTTTTGGATAACTTTAATCTTTCGCAATTCATATCGCGCACTGTTGTACCACCCGAGATTCCTAGGATCTGAGTCTGCACTGCACCGGAAACACCAACTGTACATAGGTCGGTGTTGCTTGCATTAATGGATGGCGAAATCGCCGATGGTGGTGGAGACTTTACGGTTGTCTCATTTTTACCGTTTGATGTTACTGTGCTATTTGAAGTCGATTCAGTAACGATTGGTTGCGCAACCGTAAGTGATGTAGCCATAATAAAGCCAGCACAGACTGCCAGCTTTCTTAACATTTATTCTCCGTAGAAAAAGTTATATAATCTATTTATAACATTAACTGTCTGGCCAGCGTAATTTATTCCAATCATATTCCCAAGAATCTAAATTTTCATAGGCAACATATTGTTTGGTTTCCCTTATGTTTACAGGGAATGGCACTATATTAAAGTTGGAATAAAATAAATGCTGAGGCAAACATTCAGCCGGCATGCCGAGTCTTGGCTTAGACCACAATTTTATAAGATTCTTATTATAATCATTAAACGACATACCTATCGCTTTGATTTTATTTTTAATAGCCCATTGTTTATGCGCAGTTAGAATATAATTTTTTATAATTCGTTTTTGTTTATATTCTGGTAAAACATATGAGCGCACGCCGATAAATGCAAATCGAGGATCAAAATCGCTAATGTACAAACCACCACAAGCTATTGGTTTATCGCCGTCATAGACTAGATTAAATAAATTAAATCTCGAAAGAGTTTCTGATAATCTTACCATGTTACCAGCAGCTTGATTTTTATCGTCTATTATAGAGTCAAGTATAAGATTACGTAAATCATTATACATAGTATTATCATCGTAAACTTTTAATATATAACTCATATTATGTATATATCACACAAGAATAGTTTAAAAGATAATCAGTACAGGATAGTAAATCAAAAAAACAACCATTGGGTTGCGTATGATGGCATTCTAGTATCTAATATCTGTCCACACCAAGGCAGTCTAATTAGCACATGCAACGGTAATACATCAAATAGAACCTGTCCTTATCACGGTAAAACCTTTAATCACAAAGGTGTTGGTATAAACACTTTCCATTCGTTAGAAACAAAACCATTATATGAATGGCGTGGCCTACAGTTTACAACACCAATATCCGATGATTGTCTTAATGATTTATCGTTTGATAACTATGTGCTTTGTGAATCAAGGATTGATACAGTAAAGGCATCACGCGAAAGTATATTAGAATTATTCCTGGATGTTGAACACATTGAACATGTCCATCCTGGTGTGTATAATAAAATCGGTATTACTGAGGATGATATTAATAATATTGATTGGTATTATTACGACTGGGGTAGCGTACAGGTTGTCTTGTCAAATAGTGTTATCAAAGCGGCTTGGGTCACAGTCTATCCGGATACAATGATCGAGTATCAAAATGGTTCATTATTCATTACCGTTGCTGGTGAGACAGTAAATGGCAATACTAATGTGTACGTGTTTAAATATAAAGATTCCGAAAAATCAGATGATATATACAATGTAAACTCTGATATATGGGAATGCGCTTGGGGACAGGATAAGCGCCAAGCAGAGTTGATGGTGCAACGTGCACCGATTGAAAACTTGGAAAAAAGCCAGGTTGAATATAGGATTATGACGGGATGCAATTACTAAAAGATAATTATTTACGAGGCACTGGCCACGGAGATACTTGGCATGTTGAAATAGATCCACCCAAGCGTAAAGTCAAATCATACTATGAGGAAACCGTGGAAACGGCAAAATACATGTATGAGAATAAGGCGGGTGAACTGTATCTACTCTACAGCGGCGGCTTGGATAGTCAATATGTGTTTAATGTCTATCATCGGTTAGGATTTAAATTTAAGCCGGTTATCATCAGACTTCAAGGTAAATACAGCGATCAAGATTATAATATACACGAGACACAGTATGCGTTTGATCATTGCAGGTCAATTGGTGTTAAACCAATTGAATATTGCTTAAACCTAGATAATTTTATAGAAAGCGGTGACGCATTTAATTTAGCTAAATCATTTAATTGCGGTAGCTGGTGGCTAACAAGCACCATGAAGGTTGCTAGCTGGTGTGATGGCTTTGCGACCATGGGCAACGATCCACCGTATCTAAAATATCTAAAAGATAAAGATGAATGGGTTCTTGAAGAATTAGAAGTTATTCACTCAATTCTAAACTACTTTAGAATAAACAAGTTAGAAGGCTGCCCGTTTCTTTTGAGTTACACCCCTGAGATGATGTTATCGTTCCTATTAGATCCTCGCATACAAGACTTGGCTAATAAGAAATATCCAGGTAAACTAGGTACCAACTCAAGTAAATCTTATGTGTTTAATAATGGATCTGATTTTAATATGGAAGGATATGATTTTACAAAGGGTCGTAAAAAAGCAGCAGGGATGGAGTTTGTAATTCAGACGCCATTAATCCAATGCCAGGCTCTTATAGAACAGATAGAATGGCAAAATCAATATCGTGGTGTGTATTATGAAAACTATCACAAAGCAGTAAAACGATTATCAGTAAATCAAAAATAGATTATACTATTTTTATAATACTACCGACTGGATCAAACTCCCACCATTTACGTTTAAAGCTAGATGCGCTTGCCTTTGCGTGGTGATTATTGTGCCAACCTTCGCCAAACATCAAATATCCAAACATTAAACTATTTCTGCTGTATTCTTTTGTTTCGAAGTTTCTATAACTTAGCGGTAAATTTTCGACATGATTACCGTATGTTGATAAGTCCAACATAGTTGCAGTAAGACACACCGGTAAGGCCCAAACAAATACAGTTAACCATGGATTGATAATTGTAAGTATTGATACAAATATAATATGAAATAATAGATACCATTTGTCAATAAAGATATTTTCTTTATCAAGTAAATCACGTACCACTCGAAGATTAATATTTTTAACTTTTGTCACATGTGGCAATAGCATTAATAAAGTGTCTGCTTTATGCGGATCTTTGCTAGTATCAGAATATGCATGGTGCTCTCTATGCACATACACCCATCCAATAGGGCTACCACGGCCAGCGAGTATCATAATCAGTATACATAGTTTTTCAACAATCGGTGATTTAAATGTAAAACTCTTATGAGCGTAAAAACGATGCAGCATCATACTTAGACCTACACCACAGAATAAAAAATAAAAAATAAAAAAGGTTGCTATCTCTTCAATGCCTAAGCCATAAACATATATACCAATGACTGATAATATTATGGAACATATTTGAATTGAAAAGATTTTATTACTAGTAGCTTTAAACATAATTAAATTATTTTTGATTAAATGTTTTTATGGTATTGGTGGTGCCAGACAACAGGCAAATTAAACGTATAGCGTATGCGCTAATATCGATTTCCCACCATTTATGTTGAAAAGTATAACTTCCTGGCCTGGCGTGGTGATTATTGTGCCAACCATCACCCCAATTTAAAGCAGAAATCCACCAAGTGTTTTTGCTATTATCACTCGTATTAAAATTTGTATAACCAGTCGAGTGGTTAGCCCAATTTGTCACATTGCTAATCCAAGTTTGTAAGGTGACTGGGATTATAAAACCGTAAAGACCTAGGTATGGGTCGATTGCAAATAGAGCCAAACCCCATATAACAAATATTAGGTAGTAATACCTATGTAGGGTAACGTGAAATTTATCCCGCAATACACTTTTTGCATCCATTGGATTAAAATTATAGTTATATTTTCCAAATATAATTTTCCAACCAGCGTTGTGAGGACTATGCGGATCACCATCTTTATCGCTGTATTTATGATGCGTTCTATGCACTGATAACCAGCCTAAGGTAGATCCGGTTCCACCCATTGCTCCAAAAAAGCTAAATAAATAAA